CAATGCCGTCTTCAGTGGCGAACTTCAGGCCGCAACGGGCGTGTTTGGAGATGAAGGCACTGGCGAATACATCAAATACGAAGGCGGCGTGTTTGAGGTCGGGCCAAATGCGACAATTGGGAGCAATGTTGACCGGACAGTGACCGTGGGTCCCGGGGGCGACTTTACGAGCCCGAACGAAGCACTGGTGTTCTTGAGCAAAACGATTCCGGCGTATAAGTCAGGAGGCTTTACGGCGACTATTCAGGTCCTGGATTCAGCTGGGTTTGTATGGGATGAAGAGACTTTGATCGACGGAGTGGATCTTTCCTGGATCAGGATTGAATCGGACACTGGCGCGATATCTGTTGACATCAGCACGCCCACCACAACGCTTACTGGGAACCGTGTGTACAGCGCGGTAATAGCAGTAAGGAACGGCGGAAGGTCGCCCGTTTTTGCGGCCGACTTGATTGCAAGTTCGATCACTACGCCCAGGCGCTGCGTTATTGGCGCCAGCGGAGAAGGCTCCGTTTTCAACGTAGACGGCATTGCGGTCGAAGGCGGATTCAACTGTGTAGGCCTTTCCGAGAGCGGAAAGGTTGCTTTGTTGGGCTCTTTATCCTTGCAAGATTCCTATGACGCCAATGCTTACCTTGAATCGCAATCCTCAATTGCCGGTGGCGGAGTTTTGCAATTGGGCGACCGGGGAGGGTCTGGCGAAACTATTGTGAGCCTGTATATGTCCACGTCGGAAATCAGAGTGGACAACATTTCAGAGACCGTTGCCGGCGAGATGAAAGGAATTGTGGTCACAGAGGGCTCTTACATGTTCGCTGACTCCATAAACGCTATCGCTTCTAGTGGCGGCGCAAGCATCGCCATGGCAGTAACGAAGGGAAGCGAAATAGTCGCGGCAAGTGATTTGGTCTTGTCCTCCATAAGCGCGGGCCTGTCTGTGATTGGGTCAAAGGTGACTGCGGGCGGGTTCATCAGGGTTGGATCGGCCGGTGTGGCAGGCGCGTTCTTGGATGCAAGGGAAGCGAATATTGTCGCATCAGCGGGATTGAGCGCAAACGGAGGGGATAAATCAGGAACGCCGGACGGTCGATTAAATCTAGACGCAAGTGAATTGACGGTGGGCGGCCTAATCCAGGCGGAGGCGGACGTTTTGGGAACGGCATCTGACGACATCATGATGGAATCGGGCAGCATACTTCGGGGGTCGGTGTTCGCTGGCACCGTCAACGTATCGCCCAACACATTTACGGCTGACGGTATCCACTGGCAGCCTTAACGGGAGGGGTTTGGAGTGAGCCAATACAAAACCGGCACAGTATCAGCAACAAACGGAAGCCAGGTAGTCACCGGCACCGGCACGCTGTGGCTTTCCAATGTCAGCCCGGGCGATGGCTTCACCGTTGCCGGCACCGGCGTTCCGTATACCGTGGGTAGTGTTGATAGCAATGAGCAGATGACGCTGAACGCCAACTACGCTGGACCGTCGGGCTCTGGTCTGGCCTATGCGATCTGGCGAGACTTCACGGCACAAAACAATCTACCCGAGATGAGCCAAGGGGATATAGAAACAGCAACTACATTCACCCGAGCCATGCGCCTTATTGACGGCTCCCTAGCTGATATTCAAGGCGACTACTACAAATCTGACAATATTCTAGGCACAGCCTCCCAGTCAGGCGGCATTCCAACTGGCGCCATCATCGAGCGCGGCAGCAACGCGAACGGGGAGTACACGAAGTTCGCGGACGGGACGATGATTTGTAAGGTAGATTTTGGGATTTCAACGGTTGTTGATTCCACTTACATCCTCCAGGGCATCAATATCTACAGGCACAGAGAAGCGTGGACATTCCCTGCAGCGTTCTCTCCTTTGAAACCCTCTGTATCAATTTCAGTATCCCAGAACGGGGAAGACCAATTTACATCTGGAAAGGTACACACTACCAATACGACTAGCTCCGACTTGGACTTTTTATCTTTTAGAAGTTTTGGAAGTTTTGCTCTAAACGGAGCAAGCGCGATAGCAATAGGGAGGTGGTTCTAATGCTAACCCTTAATTTATCCCCGGTCCGCTCTGACGAGTCACGGCCGGAAGTAACCTACGCCGCTCCTGTGTTGACCGTGGACGGTGCCAACTACGACCTTTCACAGCTGCCCGAAGGGGCAACAGCACAACATCCCATTCTAGGGTCTGTGGGTCGCATTGGTGACGACTACGAATGCACCCTGCGCTTGCCTCACGGCCCTAACGCACCGCATTCTACGCGCTTTCCGGATCCGATCGAAGTGACGCAGGACGGCCCCGTGAAACTACCAGACTACGACGCGCCGGAGGTGATCGATGAGCTGGCTTGATGATGCGGAAGTAAAAACCGCCGAGCAGAAACAGGCTGAAGCAGATATCTCAATTCGCAGTCGCCTGACATCGGTGGTTCAGAAGCACTTGGACACCACTGCGCAGGAGCGAGGATATGACGGCGTCCTAAGCCTGTGCACCTATGCCACCAGCCAGAACGGCAAGTTCCAAGCCGAGGGGCAAGCTGGCGTAGAGTGGCGAGATAACGTGTGGGCTACCTGTTACCAGGTGATGAGCGAGGTGGAAGTTGGCGGTCGGCCGGTGCCGACTGAGCAAGAACTGCTGGCCGAATTGCCGGTTTTTCAATGGCCGGAGGTCGATTTCTGAGCCGTTCCGGCCTCCGCCTGAGCTTATGGAGAGGTGACTCATGACACGCAAGACCCCCCGAAGCGCCGCAAGGCGCTTTTTTTATGCCCTGATGTTTTTGCTGCCCCTGTGCGTCCAGGCTGAAACCTATCTCCATACGGGCGCCTGGTCCAAGCATATAGGCGGCGGAGACTACAACGAGACTCACAAGCTGCTGGCCGTTGAGCATGAGCAAATTATGGCCGGCTATTTCGAGAACAGCCACGGAGATGACTCATTTCTGGCGGCGTACCGGTGGCGGGTGGCTAGATATCAGGATGTGAGGGTATCAGTTTTGGCGGGCGGCGTTTATGGGTACTCGCATTGCACGAAAGGGGATGACGGAGGTAGCAAAAAGCTATGCCCGCTCATTGCGCCAGCAGTGACCTATACCGCCTTCAGTGTGCAGCCGTCTCTGTCGCTGATGGGCAATGCGGTTGTGTTTTCTATCGCTTGGGAGTTGTAGCTGCCAGCCTTCTAAACTTCTCGATCACCTTATCCCAGGCCCGCCGCATCTTCTCGTCTCGGTACTCCACGATCTCCGATAGCTGCACAACACCCAGGTTTTGGTTGACCTGCTTTAGGCCTCCATTCCAGCACACGCGAATATCGCACCCGCCAGCATAGATTCGAATTTCCGCTTTAGCGTCCGGGGCAATGGCTTTCTCCAGTTCGCGGAGCATGTCGGTGGTGATTCTCATGCCCTATCTTGCTCTGTGCCAAATAGACGGTACTTCTGATTAAATCCAGCGTAATGGCTGTAGTCGTGGTAATCGCGCGTCGGCTCCGCTGGATGAAATTCAACGAGCGGCTTGCCGTCCAGGTAGAAAGTTTCGACACTGGAGTGGGCGACGGTTACAGATTCAATGCGGTCAGCCAAGCTCTGCACACTCCAGTCATCGCCAATACGAGACCTAATAGCGCCCTGGATAACCGCTTCCTTTTTGGCGATCATGGATTTTGCCACATGATTTGCGCACTCAGTTATAATCATATCGCTCACCTCTTGGGGCAATTTTGGGCTGGCCTAGCTTTTGCCTATAGGTTCAATCTCAAAAATTCGACTGCCGCTTTCTGCAAGCACGCATATCCGTACTGGAACCTTAATGATCTCTTTAATGTCCGGAATCATTTCATGCTCAAAGGTGACAATCTCCTCGCCAGAATAAAGTCCGCCAATTTTGCCGGCCAATATGGAGCGCTTGAAGGTATCTTCGTCCGAAGAAAGCGTAAAGTACTTGTTTTCTGGGCAGAGGTTCGCCTCGAAATATTTGCGGAGGGCTGTATAGGTGTCTTCACAATAGATGTACTCGGTAATCCAAGATCCGCGTTCGCTCATGACCTAATCCTCCTGGGACAATTTTGGGCTGAAATACTGTCCCATAATGTCCGCCATTGTCCTATCGAAAATCGTTAAGCGGCTGATTTTCCGCTGTTGTCCGCCCCTGTCCGGTGACGGTGTAGGGTTCGAATCCCTCCCTCTCCGCCAATACAAGCATCTGATTTCATTGCAAATGGTCAGGTGCTTTTTTATTTTTGGGGCAATTTTGGGGCAAAATCGGCGCTTTCCTGTCCGCTTCTGTCCGGTTTATAGCCCAACATTTCTGATACCTGTCCGGCCATATTTGGTGTGTCTTTCTGGATCCACCGGCCGTAGTGTTTCTTCACCATCGTGGTATCCGTGTGGCCAAGTTGCCGGGCCACCCACTCCAGGCTAACGTAATTCGATAGCATTTGACTGGCGAACGTGTGCCGGCACTGGTTTGGGCCTCGATGCCTGACTTTTGCTCTGCGCAGGTGGCCAGAGAACCAGCGCAACAGACTGCCATAGGTCCACGGCAGATTGCTCAGGCCATTACGAAACACCGGCCTGAACGTGTCATCCTTAACGGTAATGTTGTCCCGCTGTACCACCTGGATAATCACAGGCGGCTGCAGATAAGTGGATTCCCGCTGGCGCTGCAGCCAGTATTTCGCGGGCTCGATTAATTCAACCCGACGTATCCGCGCCCGTTCTTTCGGCACCTTGAACGCATTCTCAACCCGCGCTCGCTTTACATGGATCACCCAGTCAACGGTATCGACGTCATCCCAGGACAATGCCAGCAATTCCGACAGCGACAACCCACACCAACAGGCGAACATCACCATATTGATATCCTGCTGGCGCATGGTCTTGACTGACTGGATGCGCTCAAGCTCTTTCAGGTCGAAGGGGTCCGCGTAATCGTCCGACTGGTCGCGCTCCACATTCGGGATCCGGTCCAGAGGATTGGCGCGAATGACGCCATCAGAGAATGCTGACGCCCAAACGCCGCGCACCACCGTGAAAATGTCGTTGGCGGTTTTCGGGCTGAGTCCCTGGCGCAATAGTTCGGTCTGGAATAGTTCGATCTCGGATTTAGCCACGTCCGCGATTCGGCGCCGGGGCCACTTGGCGGTTACATGCCTGGCCTTCGACTTGTAATTCCGGTAGGTGCTCACCGCCCGCTTACCTTCCTGAATCGTCAGCCAGGCGGTCACACCCTCCGATACCAAGCGCCCCGTGTCCGGACCACCCCAGCCGCTAAACAGGGCGGCATTTTTGGACCCGGGGAAGTGCGAGGCGTAATCAAACCGGCCTTCCTGAATCTCGGTCTGTATCACTTTCCGCTTGTTCTCGGCATACGCAATCGTGCCTTTGGTGACTTTCGCCACGCCCGGCAGAGGTTCCCGGCAGCGCTTGCCGGAGAACATGAACGCTATCCGGATCCTGTTTCCATGGATTTCCACGCCGGCCGGCAACCGCTCAACGCCCTTCGGTAGCTTCACAACTTCCCCTCAAACCAGTCATCAATCGCTGAAGGGTTATAAACATACCGGCCAATCGGGTCTTTGCGCCAGTGCTTATCCTCCAGCCAGATGCCGCGCTCCCGATATTTTCGGGCGGTTTCCTCGCTGATCCCGTACATAGAGGGCAGGAGAGAGCCGCGCACCCAGCGCCCGCACGTTACTGGAAATCGTTCGATCTTTTCTGCTGCACTCATGCTGCCTCCTGACCTTCTGCCTCATATACGTTCGGAAAATTCAATCGGGCATGCTCGCCATGCCATCGCCGCGCCGCTGTGTCGTAGGCAATTGCGGCCTGTTCTGGTGCGTCAAACATGCCAAGATACTTCCGGCCTTCAGGCGTGGTGATTTCAGCCTTCCAGCGCTTACCTTTTGGATAGACGCCCTTATAGCCTCGGCCCTTATTGCCCGATCTGTTTAACTGGTTTTGTTGATTGCTCACCAGTCGCAAATTGCTGAGTCGGTTGTGGCTCCCGATTCCATCCTCGTGGTCAACCTGCTTGTCGTTCGGGATTTCACCGTAAGCCCATTTCCATATCAGCCTGTGAGCCTGATACTTTTCGCCATCCAGTTTTACGCGGATGTAGCCTTTATGAGGTGTGCCCGCCACCTTTCCGGCAAATCGCCCATTCCATTGTGAGCCTTTTTCAGGCCTCCGAAGCCATATTAGGTCGCCAGTTTCGGGGTTGTAATCGAATATCTTCCGAAGCTCTGCTTGGCTCGGAATGTCTTTAGCCAAATTCATGACAGCCACCAGTTCTGCAAAGTTCGCAGGGTGGGGCGCTTGCCTGGGTAGTTCTCTTTCTTCCACTCGCTCAGTGCTATTTTGCTCATACCTTCCAGCCCCCATCATTCAATCGCTTCGCCCTGTCCGCATTCGCCTGCGTCAGTGGCCGCCACTCGAAATCACCTTCCCGAACAACCGCCTCATCGTCTTTGCAGTCGCATTCGATGCCAACTAGTGATTCGTTGATCGGCATCCAGAAGCTGCGAATCAGACTGCTGTGGTTGTCCTCCTTGGCACCTTCAGCGCCAAATTGCTTGAGCACCATTTCAGCTTCAGCCATAGAGCATCGACGCGGGCGGTTTCCGACCGACTTGCTGATGGATATATGAAACTCTGGCCCTATTTCCTTTTCCGCTACCTCAACAGCGCTGATTACAAAGATTTTCAGCCGAGGGTGGTAATAGCCAACGGCTGAATACTCTGAAAACTGTTTCACCTCCTGGGTGATCCAAAGGCTGTTGTTGGGAGTCTTCGGTTTCAACACTGACTCGATCATGGCTTCCTCCTTTCGAACCGACTGCAAATAACCACCTTCGTCCCATCCGGCAGCACGTTGCACACGGGCATGTCGTGAAAGGGCAGGTGACTGCATGGGCCGTTTCTGTGTTTGCAGGCTGCGCACATTGATCCACGGGGCTGGTAGTTAGTCGTCATCGCGCTCACTCACATCCAGGTCTTCGCCCCATTCGGCGCCCAGGTCGATGCCGATATACTTCGCTGCATCAATCAGCCCCTTTTGAGCATGATCGGCAGCCTCAAGGGGCCCTTCTCGCTTATACTTGGTCATCGGCAGTCCAGCGGCCTCCCGAATATTCCGGATCGAGTAAATGAATGAGTGCGCTGCCATTTCTATGTCGGACTTGCTGACGGTGAACTCGCCAGTTGGTGCGTGATATTTCATTTCACACCTACCTGTTGCCATTCAGCATAAGCCTGCTGGACATTGTGAAACTGTTCGTCAGTTCCTCCGTGATCCGGATGCGCCTGCTTCCTGGCCACCTTGTATGCAGCCCGCACTTCTTCAGGGCCGGCGCCTTCGCTGCAGCCGAGCACGTCATACCACTTCTCTGCAGGCTGATGCTCAATGGCGGCAAAGCCGGTGTAGTGAGCCTTGCCGTCGCCAACACCCCAACGCTCAATGCCTCGCATAGCTCCCAAGTGGGCGGCAATCGCGGCCATATTGTCAGCTACGCGATCCCATTGATCGCATGGGAATACCTTTGGCTTTCCATCCAACTCGAAATACACCGCCACGCCCGGGTCATCCGGCATTCGGCGACCGCTGGCGGGTAGTCCGTCACGGCGCAGCGGGACATCGGAACTGATAACCACCTGGTCCGGATCGATCCGGTAAGGGTGGCCGTACCGGGTGAAGGCGCTGATCTCCGACAGAATCCTGTCCCGGCCGGCAGCGATAGTCAGTGGCTTTCCGCCGTTGTTGAATCTCGCCTCTTTGCGATTTTCCGGTTTAGTCCGCGGGAAGTTCGCCGGCCAGTGCAGTGGGTATGCGTCAACGGTCATGATTCGACTCCCTCAGTCCGCCGCCAGAGTGACCGCATAAGCCCACACCAACAGTCCCAGCATGATCGGGAACCCAAACAGCATGATCCTTTTGGTGAGTCTGCCCATCTTCTCTTCCACGTAAGGCGGAATACCGGGCTCCAACTGTTGCCGCAAATCCCTTGGCAGAGCGGCGGATAGTTGATCGCAGGCCCGCCGGACTTTCTTCGGCATATCCCCGCCAAGTTCGCGGTCCAATTCATAAAGCAGTTCATGGCCGGCATGGGCCAACAATCCTTCCCGATCATGGGATTCTTTGAGTTCGTGCCACAGGCGAGCTGTTTCCAGCTTCTGCGCCTCGGTCTTTCCTTGGTCTGGATTTGATTCGTTCATCAGATATCTCCTTGATTTGAGCTTTCGATTTCGTCGGCTTGTTGGCGGAGGCTTTGGGCGTAATCGTGGCCGTCTTTAGCGATTTCGCGTGTAAAGGGCGTCCGTGTATAGGGCTTGGAGAAAGCTTCCACCGCCTCTGCCTGCTTGCGGAGAATGGCGGAGCGGAAAACGATGGACGGCTTTCCGGGGATCTTTCTGGCTGCTTCGTTGTCGATGCCTAGATAATCCGAAACCTTAACGAACGTTTCCCAAAGAGATTCGTTTTCAGATCCTAACTCCGTACACCGCATCTCGGATTGCTCCAGTTGTTGGCGGAGGGTGGTGATTTCGGCTCCCTGCTTCGATATAAGGTCAGCCATGCCCTCCGCCTCTTCCGCGGTAAGAGGCTCGTATTCACACGGATAACCTTTCGGGTGGTCGTTTGTGCACCTAAGAACTCGACCGTGCACACCTTCTTCAAAGTTCCATCTGTGATCGGATGCGTCACTCATACACCGTCCCCCTGTTCAGGCGGCTGCGGGCGCTCTGGATAAACTCCGGGCAGGGGACTCATGGACGGTTTACGCTTCTGCTTTTCTCGGATCTTCTTCACTGTCTGTGGCTGAGTAATCCGCGCCAGTTCCAGTTCCGCGCAATCGTCCTGATCGAGATTGTTGGCAAGACATAGAGCTGCCAGCGTCACCCGAACACCGCCCACTTCTTGGAACGGCTCGCCAACTTCGCGTCCAAATACGTAATCCACTAACTGGTGCGCCTCATCACTGGTGCAGCCGAGCGACTGGACAAGCTCCAGCGCTTCCTCAAGGAATCGATGATTCCGCTCCGTTCTATCGGCTGAGATCTCAGGGCCGAAGCACTCTTGCATCCAAGGCGCTACGCGGTTCTGGAAACTGTCAGCCTGGGGCGCGGCGGGGGTGGAGAGTAGGGCTCGAATTTTCTCCGAATTCGTCAAAAGCGCCTCAACAAGCTCTGAGTTGTTCTCGAACCACTCTCTATCGGATTCTTCATACTCCGCTAACACACCGGGTTCATCCGAGGCCGGCCTGCGGGGAATTAAATCAGGAGCCTCAATGATTTCGTGCTTCCAGCCCTCCGGCACTCCCTGAGACTGGGGCGGGTGGGTGTAGAGTGGCGTTACCGTGCAATCTAGGCTCCGTTTTTTGGTGTTATGTTCGTAGTGAGAATCCAAGTGCCTCTGCTCCCAGAAAACCTCTCGGCACGGAACTCCGTTTTCGTCTGTGAACGTCATGCGCCAAGCCGCTACCTCACCGCCCTCCTGCTCGCGGGCTGCTTGCAACCTCGCCTCATACTTCTCGCGCTGATCGATAAACACCCGCTCCATCTGCATGACAGTGGCCGCAGACAGGAAAGCGTTATTCACCTGGTCCTCCATGTATTCAACGAACTCTGGATCTGGTCTATGCTCACTCATCCCCATCACTCCCCATCTCCATCTCTGCCGCCGCATCCTTATCCGCAGCCGCACGTATCAATTCAGGATCGCTAATCACTACGCCGGCCTGGTCGCAGTCATCCAGGGCTTCCCATTGGCGTCGGAATTCGTCTTTGTTGTGTGGGTTCATGCTGGTGCCTCCTGTCGTCTTTCGCCCCGGCAAATGCCCTTCGCGTGGGTTGGGCTTATACGGAATTGACGATTCAGAACTCTGGTTATGTCGGCTACCGAAATCCCGCCTTCGCGCATAACCCGAATTGCTTTGACGATCTCGTCTGGCAGCCGAGTTTTCGCGGTGTTCTCGCCGCACGGGTATTGCAGCCTGACGTCCATCTTTCTGGCCCGGTCGTAAACGCTGTTCCTGGTGCGCCCTAGTGTTTCGGCAATCACCTTTGCCGGCAGACCGTCCTCGGCCATTTCTCTCAGCCTCTGCATCTCTGGGTAGGTCCAGATCGTGTATTTAACTGCCTTCATGCCGCCACCCTCCAAGGCTTGGTAAGCCACTGCACTGCCGGACACACATCGCGGGGCAGGGCGCCGGTTTCAATGTCGGAAACCTTGCGCTCGCGAGCCCGGCGAGCAATGTCTTTCAGTTCTTCGTCAATGCCGGCCGCCCGAATGGCCTTGTTGAGAGTTACATCACAACAGCCAATCTTCCGGGCCATATCAATCCGGGTTGCGCCGGTTTCGGCCATGGCCCTGAGCCGGTCGATCTGCTCATCAGACAGCCGGAACCGCCTTGCCTCCTGGTAGTCATTCGGGAACAGTTGGCTGATCTCATGGAGCAGGCCAAGGCGCTGGGCGGATCGCGTTACCCAGCCGTGCGCCACGCCCATTTCCTGCGCAGCTTTGGTCAGACTCAACCCTTGGGCAGCGCAGGCCCGAAGGTGACTCATGTGGTCGTCGGTTAGATCTCTGCGGGCTGTCATGATTCCGCCTCCTTCTTCTCCGGCTCGTCCTGCTTCATTGCCCCTTCCATGGCCTTGTTAAGATCCGCAGCCTGTCCCTTCTCGGTCGATTTAATGTTGAAGAAATCTTCCGCGCTGGCCTGTCCACCTTTCAGGCTGTTGTAAACGCCCTGAAGGTCGGCAATGTCGTCCGGCAGAATGTCCTCGGCTTTCTTCCCAAGGTAGGATTCAATGTGCTTTTCTCGGACGCCGTACTTGCTGAAAGCGCTGATGATCCGGCGCACCCGGTCGGCAATCGGCTCGTCGGTTTTCCCGGCCAAAGTCTGGCGGCACCGGTTCACCGCCTCATCCACAATGTCAGGCGGAAGAATGGCCAGAAGGCGGGCCCGCAGGCGACGAGCGCCCATGTTGGCGGTAATCTCGTAGATGTCCCGCTCTTGCGTCAGGGCCTGGTTGCCACCTTGCTTGTCACGAATGTGGCGAACGGTAAACTTCTGGCTGCTGACCGTGTTGGTTTCCAGGTCCCATGCGTAGGCTTCCATTTCACTGACGCCATCGGTGCGAGACAACTCACGGATGCCGTAGTCGATGTTTCCCCAGCACCGGGCCAGTTCCTCTGTCAGTCGAATAGAAGGGCCCCGAACGGTCTGACCGCCGCGTGGGTAGGTGTATTCGCCAGTGGCCGCAATACCGGGACGGCTGCACGACTCCATGATTTCCTCAAAGGCGCGGAACTTGTCACGCGGGAAGCGCTTTGCCAGCAGTAGCTTGCCTTGCGCCTCGGTAACGGCACGGCTCTGCTCAATGTGCACGGTTCCGTGGTTGACGTGCTCGCCCATCTGTTTATTGCCAAATGGGTTTGTCGGCTGCGGCGCTTGCTGGCCGCTTACTGTCGGCTGATTATTCATTGCAATCTCCTTATGCTGCCCATCGGGGCAGTGACAATGTTTCAATTCCGGGAAACTCGCCTGTGCGCTCGCACTCGGCCAGGACAGAAAGGTCCTCTCGCATGGAGGCTTGGCCCTTGGCCTTGGCTTCGGCGTCCAGGCAGAACAGGCGAACCGGGTACTTGCCGCACTCGATTGAAGTGCTAACCACCAGAAACAGGAACCCAGCAGGCGCTTCGCCAAAGTGCTGCTTGTAGCCTTCGGAATAGAACGCATCCTGTACGTGATAACGGTAATCCCACACGGAGCGGTTGAACTTGCTCATATCTGCCGTGGTTTTCACGTCCACAATCCAGCCGTGCTCTTTGATCAGCTTGTCGGGCCGGCACCGGCAAAGCAGGCCGCTCTCTGGGTCGTTCCAGTAGATGCTCGCCTCAGCGTCTCCGGCAGCCTCTGCAATCCATCTAGCGTGGGGGTGGGCCATGACGCTGCCGTAAATCAATTCGACCTTCCGGCCCTCGTCAGCGCTCAGAACGGTTTGACCCTCTTTCAGCCCAGCCTCAAACTCTGCCCACTTCGCCTTGCCCTCTTTCGTGTTCCGGGGCGCATCTTTAGGGCCGATGGCAAATTCGTCGCGGAACCGGTGCGGCTCAAGAATGAGCGCGTGAACCGCGTCACCCACATTGAGGGCTGCTTTCTTTTCGTCGTCCTCTGGCGCTGCCTTTGACCACTGCAGCAGGGAGGGCGAGCGGTGAATCAGGTCCAGTTGGCTTTTGCTGACGCCGGGGCCCGAGTGATATTGCTCGTTGGTCAGGTCGGTGTGGTAGCCAGGCGCAACCGTGCCTTCTGTTTGTTCCTCGAAAATACCCATTACGCTGCACACTCCTGTTCACTAATCGCCTTAACAATCGCCTCAAAATCCATCCGCCCCAGCACATCCTCAACCGCCTTGCGCCGACACTCTTTCAGAATCCGCACGGCTTCCAGGGCGTCGGTGTCCAGCAGGGACAGGGCCAGAACTATCTCGTCGTGGCACAGGTCATACAGCGCCTCTGTCACGTCCTGCTCGCCTGCGTATTGCCACTTAACGGCCCATGGCCGGACCTTCTCGGGGTAGTGCCAGCGCTCAAGATTCAGCAGCTTCTCTCTGCAATCCTGCTCGGCCCGCTCAACCGCAATGGCCAGTTCGCCGTCGGTGTCCAGTTGTTTCTGGTATTGGCTTGCTGTTAATGGCATGACAGTTCCTCCATCTTCGCTCGGCAGATAGCGCCAGCCTTTTTGCAATCTTGGATTTCAAACCAGCCCCAGTGGCAATGCTCAACGGGTATCTCCATTTCGTCAGCGAGCCACTGATAACCCTCGTTGCGCGACATAAGCGACCGCTTGAGAACATTCTGGAAGATCGACTTATTTTTCTTCCGGGCCTCGCGCAGATCAGCATCGGCCAAAGTTCCAAGCGGTATGTCGGTGAACGGGTGTAGCCCCACGTATGCCTCGCAGTTGTCGCACAGGCAGACGTAAGGCCAGTCGCCGTATGACCGCCCGTTGTAGATTTCTTCGTGGCTACCGATGAAAACCGGAGTTCTTGGTCCGCAATACCGGCACGATTCCGGGATAGGCAGCGGGTTCTTAACTCGTTTGAGTGCCTTCCTGCTCACAAAGGGCAGGTTCCACGGCGGCTGCAACTTGTCCTCACTGAATGCTCGTGGATCAATATTCATTCCTGACCCCCTCAACCAATTCCCGATCCATCCGCTCAAGCGCCAAAGCCAATCTCTTGCTGTGCGCCTTTACGCGGTCCTTGTACTGAGCCACCAGGTAAATCGTGACCACCATGCGTCCGTATAAGTGCATGGAGTGATCTGGCAGCTTCTGGCATTCCTCGCGGAACTTTGTGGAGCTGGGTGTGTGGGTCATGCGACCTCCCCTCTGGCTTTTGCGAGCGCGGCCTGTGCTGCGTTTGTCGGAATACCTTTCAGTTCTGCGTAAGTGGCCAGTGTTTCGAGTGCGTTATAAAGATCCGGCGCTGCGGCCACCAACTTTGCAGTGTCGTGATCCTCTTGGCTGTTGCTTCTGTAAACTTGGCCGTTGACCGCCGCGAACACGCACTCGTCATTTGCGTTAGTGACGCAACTGCTCTCAGAGAACCAGGGCAGAAACGGAATATTCAAAGTGCTCACGATGCCGCCTCCAGTTTTTCGAAGTTCTCAAAGGCCATTCCAAATGGGTCTTTTTCTTCCCATGGAAATTCACCGGGGAATGTAAAGCGAACCGCTTGAAACCATTCGCCCACGGTCATCTTTCGAGTCCCCTTATTTGAGGTGCTGGTGTAGCCGTCAAACGGAACTTCCTTTGGGCTGGCATCCTTGATCATCTGCGAAGCCTGCGCCTGATCCATATCTGCCCAAGCCTCGCCCATGAGGTCAGCGACAAGTGCAAACTGACTCATCGTCAGCATGGCGGTTGATGCCCGCTCGCTGGGGCTGCACAGCTTGCAGCCGGTTTTGATGTGGGTCACCGCAAATGCCCCAAACGGAAACATCGTCACGGCCAGGCCGGGGCAAGATTTATGCGCAAGAGCAGGAACCTCTATTTCGCCGCCCTCGCGCATAGCCTTGACTCTGATCTCTGCCAAGCCATCGAGATATTCAGCGGGTTTCTGTTCTCCCTTCACGCCGCCACCTCCATTCCCAAAATCGGCAACTCACACTCAGCAATCATCTGCTCAAGTTCGTGCCTGATCAGTCGGGCCTTTGCCTCAACCGCATCGCTGTCAATTTCCAGTGTCGCTGCGTAGAGGGTTTTGCCAGATTCGTCTACGGTGATCTCGACACTGCGCGTGTCCCAGTTGAATCCTGCTTCAGCTTCGGCTGCATAGCTTTCGCTGATGTGCAGGATCAGGTTGAATAGCTTTTGGAGCTCGCTGATCTGTTTCATGCCGCCTTCCTCCTATCCTCAATCCGATTCGCTGCAATCCTCCGCATCACCTTCCAGCGAGTAGCGGACAACCGTTCGTCTCTAATGCGCAGCGTGTTCAGCGCCGCTGCCTTAACCCGCCATTCGTGAAGTCGATCTTCTTTCGTGGCTGGCTCGATGCCTGTTAGCGCTGGCGAAAAAGAGAGGGCGACGGCTTTCTGCCCTCTAAACGGGGATCGCAACGCTTTGCTCTTTAACAGGCCTTGTGCCCGATGAAATTGGTAGTCGAGAGGGTTCATTGTGAACCTCCAAAAAGTGCATCCAGGTTCGTGCGGACAGAGAGGGCCACTGCATTGCCCATAAACAGCACAGATGGCTGAATGGCGTACTTCGTGTATGTGAGAGAGGGAGACACGAGCGGGCATACTCGGCGCGAGCGATCCGCCCACCCCTTAAAGCAATGGCGGTATCCGTAAACGGCGCCCACTGCAATGCCGGCCTCCCAGTTGCCGCGACTCCATGACCAGCGTTTGGCGGCGAAAACCGAGTCCTCGCCATAACTGTTCTTGAAGTAGCCGGCCATGTATGAGCGATACTCAACGGCCAGGAGGCTGTGAGACTCGTTGTAGGCGTCGTCGGAAAAGTGCTTGCTCCAGGCGCCTGTGTGGAGGTAGGCACCCGAAGCGAAAGCATCAGCTGACGCCACCAGCAGAAACGCAACGATCAGGCGATTCATGACAGCACTCCGCTGATCTCCAGGCGCCCAAGCTGAAAGTTGGCAGCAACAGGCCGTGAATGCGTGCGAACCACCGGACGATTGCGCATCAGCTCGGTGCCGCCAGTGATGCCCAGCGCAACAATCAGTGCCTTGATGTAGTTCTTGCTGAAGCAGTACACGAGAACGCCCTCACCGTTGTGCTGGTCGGTCTTCTCGCGGATGTTCTTGCGGTGGGTGTTGACGGTTTCAGGACTGCGCTCGCGCTTTTGTGCGGCGTCCATAGCCTTCATGGCATGCAGCCAGTCTTCAAGGGTCTGTTCTTCGGCTGGGGAGAACTCACCCTTGCCGTCGATGATGAAAAGCCTGCCGTTTACTTGCGTTGTGATCATCTTTATTTCCTCCGTTTTCCTAGTAACATAATACTAGCATGGAGGAGAGTCAAGTAAAATAATACTAGAAGGGGAAAAGTTTAAAGCACGCCTGTAGCGTGCTGTTGGTGAAACTACTTCGGGTCTATTACTTCTTGGATTATGCCGAGGGCTTTTTGAGCAACGATGGCGCGAATGTATTCGCTGTCGGGGCTTGTGAGATTGGCGGGCTGGGACAGGTACTGCAAAATCAACTCCACTTCCTGGAGCTTGCTACTGACATCATGAACTGCTGGCATGGCCACCTCCTTTACAGTACGTATACTGTATGTACATACAGGAAGCAATGTCAACTCTGATTAGCTTGCGTCTGTCTGTTTCGCTTCCAGGCTCCAGTAGTCGCCTATCAAGTCCATAATCCGGCGCTTGTGCGGCACCGACAACTGGGCAAAGCGCTCAAGCATTAAGCTTACTTCGCTGTCAGTAAGGGTGTCGTCCGTAAGGTCCGCCATTAAAAGCACGCCAGGGTGTATCTTGAAATACTCCGCAACGTAGATAAGCGTTTGAAGATTCGGGAGGCTTTCAGACTGCGCTCTCTCAAGGTTTGATACCGTCTTCTGGCTTATTCTGGCGATATTTCCCATGGCGGTTTGAGACACGCCCTTTAACTTTCTGAGCTTAAATAAATTTTCACCAAGCGTTTTCTTTACGCGCTGCTCCATCGGGATTCTCCTATCCATAACGCGTATTTTATTACTTGCAGCCAGTAATGTGTTTCCTATATGCTTAGTAACAAATTACTGAGATGAGCCATATGAAAAGCAGACTTGTTCAAGCTGTCGTGAACGGATTGCTGGCCGCCAAGGGTGACTGGACGGACATCGCCAGAGAGGCCGACGTTTCCTACTTCACTCTTTCAAAGATGGTTAGCGGGGACGTTCAGAACCCAACTGCTACGCGTGTTGAGCGGGTCTACTTGGCTCTCGTTAGTCGCGGCCATTTAAGCAGCACTTTTGAATTCAAAGACTGCGCATGAGTACAGATTACCCGGAACGCGATTCTTAGTAATCGCTATAAGTGGGGAAAAAATACTGGTTATTCAGCCAGTGCCGGGAAACAGATTAACAGTGTTTGCCCTGGGAGCAGGGCGCATCTGGGAGGGTTCTGTGGGTCAGTTGGTTAGACCGCCTGCAGGACAGGAGCGAGGCGCTGCAGTGGGGTCATGGCCTACAGCATCCTCGGGCGTCATGGCGTTGCGCCGGTTCGAGTCCGGTCAGAGCCCTCCCAGATGCGAGCAGTAAGCATCACAGCAACGATGGTTGCGAACTTGTAGCCCTGGACCATGGCTTAAAACTGGCCCTTTGGCGGTGACGGCGGAAGCCGATTTGAACATGAGTCTGATTTCAACCGGATAGGGGAGGGCAGCCATGTAACCGTCAAACGGACACCTTATTAAGTAGTCGTCCTGGGCCATGACGGAAAAGTGGCCTGACATAAACGAGAAAACCCCGGATCGCGGGCCGCCACAGCCTACCGGGGTTCAAATCAAACGATAGAGGTAATCATGAACCAAATATTCCCAGGATTCAAGCTAACAGACCCCGTTTGGCGGACCATCGCTCGCAAGAGTCAGTCGCCTGTCAGCCTCGTGTACGCGGTTTACCTGCTGCTTTACGAAGACGCGACTCCAGACGGTGATCTTCAGACCATGCCGGAAGACATTGCCACGGCACTCGATGAAAACGAAACCGACATTCTAAATATTATCGAAGAGATGGATGGTCGGGTTGTTTCCGGTTCGCACCTTATGCACTTCGACCCGGAGGATCAGTAACCATGGCAGCACTTCCATACATGCAGCTGTATGTTGCCGATTACCTGGCCGACACCATGCACTTGAATGTCGATCAGCATGGCGCGTACCTGCTTCTCATTATGAACTACTGGCAGACAGGTAAGCCGCTGCCGGATAACGACCAGCGTTTGCAATGCGTTTGCAGAACGTCCGCAGAACATTGGCAGGAGCTACGGCCTGCGCTGGAAGAATTTTTTGTCATTAAGGATGGCTACTGGTTCCACAATCGACTCGATAAGGATCTGGATAAGGTCAAGTCAAAGTCAGAATCAGCAAGGAAAGCAGCCGAAAAGCGACATAAGCCTACGCCTGATGAGCCGACACCATGCGAACGCAGTGCGAACGCAGAACAGACGGACATGCGGACAGGTTCCCATACAGATACAGATACAGATACAGATACAGATACAGATACAGATACAAAGAAACAACCTTGTGCGACTGAAGCCGCACCAGACATTTCCGCTGAAGTTATCGAATACCTCAACTCGAAAGCAGGCCGCAATTTCCGATCAGCCCCAACCAACACAAAACTGATCCTGGCCAGGGCGAAGGAGGGGGCAACGCTTGCTGACTTCAAAGCAGTCATTGATCGCAAATGCAAGGAATGGGCAAGCAATCCGGGTATGTCTCAATATCTCAGGCCCGCCACCCTGTTCAATGCCGAGAAGTTCAACCAGTACATCGGGCAGTTGGACGCACCTTTGCCGATATCCAACCTGGTGGACGGTACAAGCCGCTTTGCTGGACGCCCCTCCGTAGAGGATCACAACCGGGAAGTGGCTCGCCGCTGGGCAGCGGGAGGTGATTGTTATGACCAAGAATGATCGCGCACAGTTCGCTGAAATCTGGACAGCAGCCTATGCCGTCTACGGGAAGCAAGTATCCGACGCCATGCTTGACGTGGTGTTCAGTGCCTTGAGCGCCTACAGCCTCAAAGATATCCGCACCGGCTTGTCGGGCCATGTCAAGAATCCCGACTCAGGCCAGTTCGCCCCGAAGCCTGCCGATGTTATCAAGCACATTTCCGGCAATAGCCAGTCTGCTGCCGGTGAGGCTTGGGCAAAGGTGGATTACGCCGTGCGTTGCGTCGGCAACTACCGGTCAGTCGTGTTCGATGATCCGAGAATCCATGCCGCGATAGAGCGCCTGGGCGGTTGGGTCAAAGTCTCCATGACGGAGAACGACGAGTATCCGTTCCTTCAGAATCACTTCCTGAAGTTGTACCAGGGCTTCACCGTCCAGCCCCCCGAGTCATTCCCTCGCAAGCTGCTTGGCACCTGTGAGCACCAGAACAGCCAAGCATCCGGGTTTCTCCGTGGGCGCGCCAAGGATGAGCCGGCACTGATCGGCGACCCCGAGAAGGCCAGGCAAGTCTACCAGGGCGGCGGCGATCAGGGTGTTGCGCAGATCACACGCGACAGTACGCAGACGTTTCTGGAATCGCTGGACCGTGAAGTTAAGCGTATCGGAGGTGCTTCATGAAGCCGAACAAGCGTCCTGATTGCAATTGCACAAACTGCGACCGGTCTTGCTATCGGAGTGACAGCGGTGTGCGCCTTAATCGAACCAGCAAAGAGCAGGCAAAAAAGCGGCTTTCAGCATTAAAGGAAATGGTTGCCGGAGGTGCGCAATGAGCCTTAACGAAATATGCCGCCAGTACCGCAAGGGCCGAAAGTTGCGCCTGCAGGCCAAAGAGCTGTCGAACGCGAGCCTTGCCGTCAAGTTTGAGTGCAGCGAGCGGACCATTGCCAAGATCGCCAATCACATGCCGGTATCCGTGCCGGAGGATGAACAGCGAATTATCCGCGCATGTATATCAGAGCGCGACCGTTTGAAGTCCGAAGCCGCTGAGTTGTCTATGCATAGGCTCGGGAGGCAGTACGGTCTTTCAAAGAGCAGCATAGCCGCGCACTTGGAGTATATGGCAGATCGGGAGGTGTCCGCATGAACCAGTGCACCGGCTGCCAACGCCGCCTACCAATCTCAGAGCACGGATTCCATCGCACTGAGACAGAAGTATTCGCCTGCACTAGGGCTCGCTATCAGATGGCACTTGAGCCAAAGAGCCGGGATTCGTGGTTTGAGGATAGGCCACGGAATGAGGCTTGGTCTGGGTTTGGGGGTGGGGTGTGACATGGCTATTCAGCAAAGCACTGATGGACTCCGTGAACTTGCCCTGTTCGCCGGAGCCGGAGGCGGAATCCTCGGAGGCCACTTACTCGGATGGCGAACAATCTGCGCAGTGGAGCGTGATGCCTACGCCGCAGGGGTTCTGGCGCAACGACAAAATGATGGATGCCTCGCGCCTTTCCCAATTTGGTCCGACGTTACGACTTTTGACGGAACAGCATGGCGAGGCCGTGTTGATGTCATTTCTGGAGGGTTTCCCTGCCAGGACATATCTGCAGCCGGGCGAGGCGAAGGAATCAGCGGTGCAAGATCCGGCCTTTGGTCTGAGTTCGCTCGAATCATTGGCGAAGTACGACCCCGATACGTCTACGTGGAGAACTCCCCAGTTCTCACTTCTCGGGGATTGGGACTTGTACTCGGAGACCTGGCCGCGCTGGGGTTTGATGCTCAATGGGGAGTGCTGGGTGCAGCCGATGTTGGCGCTCCGCACCAGCGGGACAGAATCTGGATTGTGGCCTACGCCAAAGGCATCAGTGCGGGGAGACTGCCCGTCGGAGCGCGCAAGGCGAAGTCCCAGCCTGGAATCAGCAGTGGTTACATGGCCGACACCTACAGTATGCGACAACTACAACCGCAAGGGCGCGAGCAAGACGAGCGGGGACGGACTGGCAACAGCAGTAAAGAACTGGCCAACGCCAGTCGCCTCCATGCACAAAGGCAGCAGCCCTGCATCCCTGACTCGCAAGTCTGGCAAGTCCCGGGAGAACGACAGGCTGGATCATGCGGTGATGGCCTCGGATGGTGGGGCGCTGAACCCGCAGTGGGTCGAGTGGTTAATGGGCTGGCCTATCGGGTGGACCGACTTAAAGCCATTGGAAACGGACAAGTTTCTCTGGTGGCAGCAGCAGCATTCACCGAACTGGCTGGAAGGGAGTGACGCCGCATGACCTGCGCAAAGCACAGAGTGATCTGCCACATCGAAGCCTCTAACGGCCATGTGGTCACCGGAGAGAACTACTGCCGCAATCCTCAATCGATCTGCCCGCGCGATGCTCGCGGCTACCAGACCGGAGAGGGGTATCGCTTGTGCCAGGAAGTCTGCCAACAGGCAGGCCATGCCGAGCAGGTGGCTGTGATGAATCTGCATGGCCGAAAAGGCATCCGGGCTGAACTGGAAGGCCACAGCTATGCCTGCGAACCATGCAAGGAAGCGCTCCGGTCAGTAGGCGTTGAGGTGCTTCGTATCGGGGATGAGGTGGAATCGCTATGAACTCAATGTTGCTTAGGTTTGGGGGTGGGGTGTGAACGCAGCGCTGCAAGTAAACGACGAACAGTTCTTTGCGCCAGCCAACACCGATATGGTCGATGGATTAGTGGGCCGGTACCGCGCCGAGCGTCAACGCATGGAGCGGGTTGTTGAGTATCTGTCCGGCGATGACTTTAAGTCGGTTGTAGGCTATTTCGAGGACGCTGCACGGCGCAAGGATCACCGGGCGGGCTCAACTCCCAGCTTCAAACTGGAACAGGGTGTCGCTGCACTTAATGCCCGGTACTGGCGCGAATCGCTGGAACTGACCGACGTTCTCGACTTCATGCCATCCAAGCGCCGTGAAGAATGGTTTGACAGTATCCAGAAGATGGAAACGCCGGACTTCGAGGAATCCACGGTGCGGGCCACCCTGGCAGAAATGCTGGCCGCTCGCATGGACTTTCTGGCCGAGAAGGTAGACGGCATATTCCGCGCCCTGAGCAAGACTCACATCACCAACCAGCCGGAAGGATTCGGCAAGCGCATGATTCTATCCGGTGTCACCAACGACTGGGGCAGCTACTCAAGGGGGCAGACCGGACACATCAACGACCTGCGTCAAGTGATTGCCAAGTTTATGGGACGGGACGAGCCGGACTGGAATGCCAGTAATCGGGTTGTTGAGATTGCCCGGGAGAATCATCGTGGGGAGTGGGTCACAGTAGACGGCGGAGCGATGCGAATTCGCTGCTACCTGAACGGCAACGCGCACCTTGAGATTCACCCGGACATTGCCTGGCGTCTGAATGAGGTCCTGCACCACCTGTACCCGACCGCCATTCCGTCACGGTTCCGTCAGAAGCCTAAGCGCAAGGTGAAAGAATTCACTCTGATGGAGAGACCATTGCCGTTCGCTGTACTGAATGCGCTTCACGACATCGAGCCCATTTACGACGAGCCAGAGCTCAACGAGAACGGCAGGCCTGTTACTCGACCGAAGCTGAATCTGAGAAAGCTGCGCTTGGGCACTCACTCGGGGCACGACAAGCACGTAGTGGCCGAGACAGAGAAGGTTCTGGAAATGCTTGGCGGCGTCAAGATGAGCCATAACGCCTATGCGTGGTTTGAATTCGACTACGAGCCGGGCGCGATCATCAAGGAAATTGTGTGCAGCGGTTGCATTCCGGACCATAAGAGCCATCAGTTTTACCCGACGCCTGAGAGTATCGCTCGGGACGCGGTGGAGATGGCAGAGATTGGCCCGGAGCACGACTGTCTGGAGCCTTCAGCTGGCACCGGCAACCTTGCCGACCACATGGGCGGCGGGAAAAGTCTGTGCTGCGTTGAAGTTAGCCCGCTGCACTGCTCAGTGCTGGAGGCAAAAGGTCATCATGTGGAGCGAGCAGACTTCTTGGTGTGGGCAAGCCGCACGGATAGGCGCTTTAACAGGGTCATTTGCAACCCGCCATTTTCTCAAGGTAGGTGGCAGGCACACGTAGAGGCTGCCTACTCCGTTCTTACTCCGGGAGGGCGGATGGTAGCGATCCTACCGTCCAGCGCCAAGGGCAAAGACGTATTGCCTGGCATGAGCCTCACTTGGTCCCGAGTCTACGAAAACCAGTTCCGTGGTGCGTCGGTGGACGTGGTTATCCTGAAAGCGGAGCGTCAATCATGAATGCCTCATTGCCCGACAATCTCACAGTAGATCATAAGGAAGCTAAGAGCTTCTTCATCGACTCCCCGACCTTCCTCGCCCGCCGAGAGATCCGCCAGGGAGAAAGCGAACACCAGATACGCCGGGACATTGAGACATTCGAGCCCTGGCGGCTGCCTGTGACGATTGTGGAGGTGACAAGTGACTGACCCCAACGTGAAAGCCAACATCCTCCGCGTACTGGAACAGCGCGGGCCGCTACTGATCGGCAGCATTGCCTGGGCCATCAGGACGACCGAATACGCGGCACAGGGCGCCATGAATGAACTGGTGGACGAGGGCCGCACTGTGCGTCATGAGGATGGGCGGCGGTATCAACTCACAGATAGCGGGCCTGTTGGGCCGGAGGTGGCTTGATGGACCCGCTCATCATCAATTCAGAGATTCGCCTGGCCGAAGCCCACCGCAAGCTGGATGAAGAATGGCGGAAGAACCGATACCTGGAGATGAAGTTCAGCCGTAAAGCTAAGCAGCGAACTCTCACCCAGAACGGCGCAATGCACCTGTTCTTCCAGTGGCTGGCCGACACGCTTAATGAGGCAGGGCTGGATATGCGCAAGACGCTGAGAGAGGACGTTGAGGTGCCGTGGACGCCTGAAAACGTCAAGGAGCATCTGTGGCGCCCCATCCAGAAGGCAATGACCGAGAAGACCAGCACGACGGAGATCACAACCGTTGAGCCTACAGCCATCCATGAGGTGCTGTCGCGGCACCTTGGCCAGAAGCTGGGAATTACGTGCCCCGAATGGCCTAAGCGGGATCAGGGGGCGGCGTGACAGTTCTTTATGCGTCGATATTCAGCGTAGCCCTCTGCTCGGCAATGGCCGGCTTCATGGTCCGCTCCCGGAGTTACGGTGAGGCGGCGATATTCGTGGCGGCAGCGCTTTATTCCGCAGTCTCAATTATCGGGGAGGCAGCATGACCAGCATCGGAGAAACCCGCCGCAACAGCAAGAAGGCCAAGAGCGCGGAGATTGAACTACTGACGCGGGATTTCCTGGCCAACGGTGGCGAGATCCAGCGGGAGGATATCCGGGCAACCAGGCAAGTTGACCTGACCTGGCGCAACTATGCGGCCACGGCGATGGAGGATGGTGAGAATGTTTAACCTACCAATGGTAAATCGCGCGCCTGACCTTGTTCTCGGCGCTTCTGGAGTTCGCGTATACAGCAGTGAGTTTGCAGTTGTGAGTGCTCCGAAACGCAAGCATAAAAAATCGGCTTCCATGAGCGAGACATATCATCGCCGGGTGCAGAAGAAATGGCTGAAGCGCTTCGGCACGGAAGATGCCCCAGGCGCTTTCCAGCTAAGCGATGGATCTTTTGTCATGCACCCGACTCTGGTTGACCGCTTGCGGGCAGAGTTGGCAGGAAGCGGAATATGAAGAAGTGCCGCGAATGCAAAGCCAAGTTCGAGCCATACAACAGCCTGCAGGTTGCTTGCAGTCCCGCCTGTGCACTGGCCGTTGGCCGCAAGGTGGCTACGAAGAAGGCTGAAAAAGCTGCAAGGCAGGCCCGCTCCGAGCGCCGGGAATTCAACCGCCGGGATCTTACTTGGCAGCACAAGCAGTGCCAGCGAGTATTCAACCGGATGCGCGTACTCGAGGAATTGCAGTGGTTCAGACAGCGAGGCATGGAGCCTGAGTGTATTTCCTGCGGCAAGACGCGCATGGACTGGTGTTGTGGCCACTTCAAGACCCGAGGTGCGCAATCCAACCTGCGGTATGACCGGATGAACACGTTCCTGCAATGCAACAAGGCCTGTAATGAATCGTTGAGCGGGAACATCGAAGGCACCAAGACAAGCCGAGGCTACAAGCAGGGGTTGGTTGAGCGGTTCGGAGAAGCTGAGGCCCAGCGGATCATCGACTACTGCGAATCGAATACATCGCCGGTGAAGTGGGGCTGGCAGGAACTGGAGGCTCTGCGTAAGCAGTGGAGTCAGAGAATACGAGATATCGAGAGCGGGAGGAAGGCGGCGTGAAAGCAGGCAACGACATGTTCTATTGCAGGGCTCGCGTTATCCAGAACGAGGACGGCAGCACCGCCGCGTGGTCCGGCGAGGAAAGACCTTGCCGCCGCGTCCAACAGGAGCTACGCGACCTGATCGATGTGTACCTGAAGCACGGCTGGCTGATCACAAACCGGTATCCGCTGACGATCTATCGGGGCCGGGCTGGGTATCAGTTGCAGAATGGGTGTTTGGTGAGTGTATGAACCAGCTTACCGCCATCATAGACGGCAAGCGGGCAACGATGCTTACCGAAGGGAGCATTGCAGAAGCGGCCAGAAGCTGCAGAGACCGCTTCGGGGCGAGGTTTGAGGGGTTTGCACCGATACCAACCGAAACCAAGGCCCGAAGCAAGTGGGGCGAGTACCGGGAAAAACAGATAAGCCGGGAGGAATTAGAGGCCTGGCTGACAGAGCAAGATGACGAGAAAGAGATTCGGAAGCTGTTTAACGGAATGCGAGGGTGATATGGCGAACCAGAAGCGTAACGGCCAGACAAGAACAGCAAGGCAGCAGGCGCAATTGGTGGTGGATCTGTTTTTGGATGTGTTGCTGTCCAGAGATCAGGACGCCGGCTGGCAGGGCGACAGCCTGATAGGCAAGCTGGTCGACTTCAAGGGGGAGCTACCGAAGTCATCCGGATTCAGCGGCTTCAACAAGGTTTACGAGCAGTCCAAGTGGCTCAGGGAGTGGAGCGATAGCCACAAGATGGCGTGTGTGGTTATGCGCAACATCAGTGACCGGCAGCGAGAGGCGCTGTGCATGGATCGGGCATACCGAGGGCGAACCAAGGTGGCGGTAGATCCGTTTACACCCGATGCCCGAATAGAGATTCATTGGAACGACGAGGCTTGCGCACAGCAACTCAGGTGCAGCCCGCAAGCATTCAGCCAGCGTGTGCATGATGGATACCGTGCGCTTGAATCACTGCTGGCCGAAAAAGTTGCTGCCTGACTGTTGGACTGTTTGACAATTCCTTATTACAGGGTACACTTTCAGCTAATTCGTGAAGTTTCCCCCAAAAGAAAGCCGCCCGGTTCCGCCGTCGCGGCTTTTTTTGTGCCCGATTACCCCGCAACCGTCCTGTTGCACTTCCTTCCCGGCCATGCGCCGGGTTTTTTATTCCTGGAGGTCGCCATGCCATTCAAACTCAGTTCCCGGTCATTGAGCAGATTGTCAGGCATCCATGACGACCTCTTTTCCGTTGTCGAACGCGCCATCCAGATCACCGAAGTTGACTTCACGGTACTGGAGGGTCTGCGCAGCAAGTCCCGCCAGAAAGAACTGTTCGACTCTGGCGCGTCCACCACGATGAATAGCCGCCACCTGACCGGCCATGCCGTTGACCTGGGCGCCTGGGTAACCGGTGGCGTGCGCTGGGACTGGCCGCTCTATTACAAGATCGCTGACGCCATGAAGCATGCCGCCGATGAGCTCGGCATCGAAATCGAGTGGGGGGCAGCATGGGGGCGCGACCTGTCAGGATATGGCAGCGCAGATGAAGCCAGCGAGGCTTACGTCAGGGAGAAGCATGATCGAGGAGAAAAGCCGTTTCTGGACGGTCCTCATTTCCAGTTGCCTTGGAAGGCCTACCCGTAACCCCGAGCCCACATGACCCGAGACGAGAGAATGCCCTGGAGTTCAATTCAAGCCCAGCTTTCCGATGTAAATGGCGTTTGGGCCTTCCTGGGCGTCGTGTTCACAACCATGTGCTTTGCCGCGCTGGCGTTCGTGAAGCTCATGCTGATGGGAAAAACATCAAGAGACGCCAACCTCACTGAGCGCGAATCAAACCTGGTTGAGCACATGGCGGCAGAGCTCAACCGCCTGAACACGCTGGTCACGGATCTCGACAGCGCCCTGAAGACTCAAGCGATAGAGCACCGTGAGGCGATGCAGCGTGAACGCGAGGAATGCAACGCCAAGATGGCCGGCATGAAGGGCGAGATTGAGCTACTGAAGCGCCGGATGAGTGACGAGGAACAACGTGATGCCTGACTTTCTCACCAAACACCTGGTTGTGCGTCGACTGGTCCTGATATGGGCCTGCGTACTGATCACTATCGTTGTACTGCGTGTCACCGATCCTGCTGTCATGCAAGCCATCGGGGGTGCTGCGGTGGCCACCATCGTGACGGGTGTAATCGGAATCCTTGCCACTGTCCTGACTTTGTGGCGCGGGAATCCGGAGGGCAAATGAGCCGCCTAATGATGGGCGTAACCGGTGTTCTGGTCGTCCTCCTGCTACTGGCCGGCTGGCTGATTAAAGGCCTCTACGAAGACGTAGGCCAGCTTGAACAGGCCAACAGTCAACTTGAGCAATCCCTGAGCGATCAGGTTGCCGAGAATGCCGAAATGGCTACCGAGATGCAGCGCCGAGATCAAGCCGTACTCAACGCCAAGCGAGCCAAGGATAAGGCGGAATCCGAAGCTGACGCCATCCGGCGCGAGCGCGACAAGGCCCTGAAAGATGATCCGTGGACTCATGATGATGTGCCTGCTGCTGTTATTGACAGCCTGCAAGCCGGCGCTCGTCCAGACCAAGACTGAATACCGGTATCCACCAGCCTACCTGCTGGAGCCGTGCCCGATTCCTCCGCCTGCGCTGACCATGAAGAATATCGACCTGGCCGATTACGCAAGCGAACTGCAGACCATGCTGCGGATCTGCAACACCGACAAAACCGAACTGCGCAAGTGGTCAGCGGAATCGTCGCCTGATGCCGATAGCGGCCAGGCCGAGCGCAAGTAGGGATAGGGAGGCCGGTTCGGGGACTTTTGCAAACTGTCCATCCAAGATAAATGAGTCACCACCACCTGTTTCAAAAACAGACGCACTTATCCAAGATTTTTCCAAGTGCAATAGTGGATTTGCGACTTCGCCATAGTGATAGAGTTTCCATTCAGGGAAACCATAAAAAAACAACGTGTCTTGCCCGTTAGTTGGCTGGGGGTCCCATTTCAGCCAGAAAACCTCAACGCGAGGGACATCTGGCACTGTTGACACAACCGAAACTTGGCCAGGAAATCCAGGGTTCTGCGCCCATGATTCGCCCTGAAAGTTCATTTCAAAGCTTGTAAGAAGCGCTGTTTCAGTGTCTACCGAGAAATCAATAAGCACATCATAAGTGGTCTTGTGATCAATTAAATCAAGCGCGGCACCAGTGAACCGGTAATCGATCACGGTGGCGGAGACATTGAAGGGCACAAGAAAGACTATTAAAAGAATCCATTTCACGCAATTTCTCCTGTTTTAGCTGTACCGCCATGACAGCATAGTCCGTGCCAGGCATTTAAAATCAAGAGCCTATTACCTTTTGGGCCGTTCGACTGTAAATAATTCCGACGTTTTCGCGAAATCAACTCGGACGATCAGAGCACCTTAATGGGAGCCAAGTGATGGCCACAAACGACTCACCGCTGTCTGTTGCTGCGTCTAGGTCTCTTTTGCTTGACCTGGATAATGGCGGCGGCGGGGGCTCTGGAAACCTAAGCATAACGGGGCCTATTTCTGAAGGGTCTACTGTTTCAGTCTCGCCGACAGACGGTAACTTCGGAGACTTTGACGGGGTTGTTGTCCAGTACGCTCGCGGCGATGAAGGCGCAAACAACGACCCAATTGAGGGGGAGGCCGCTACATTAGGAGCCCAGGGCACACTAGGAACGTTTGTAATAGGTCTCGGCGCTGACTCCTCTGGAGAGCATCTGCTTTTCTCGAACGCTAACACGAGGCCAGGAAGGTCAATGTCCCTTCGCCGTCGATCAAACAACGGCGGCAGCAACCGTAACGGCGGTTTCGGGTACGGGGGTGGCAGATCGGATCAGAAGCTCTTTATTAGCTATTGGCGCTATTCGAAATCTGGCTCTTACGTGGCCAGCAATGTCAATTGGAAAGATTACTATGTGTTCGGGAATGGCACGTCAGGAGCAGGATTAACCGAAGTTCCCCAACCTATCTTGCACGTACCTGCCGGACAAACTGCCTACGCAATGGGGGCTAATCTTTCGGGCTCCGATTCCAATGTTTTCAGTAGCGCCGGATGGTCTCTTGGTAGTGACACCGAGGACAAGTGGCAGCGGTGGGATACGCTTGTAGCTCTTAACACTCCCGGCATTTCGGACGGGGTTTGTAGAGTTTGGCGGGGAAGAACGGTCGGGATAGAAGACGAGTCTTTCATGTGGCAGCCAGACAACATGACCGTTGATTGTACTGGCTGGAAAAATTTCCGACTTGGCTTTATGGATACAGACTATGATGGCGCGATAAGGGACTACACCGACTCCTATGTAGCAACAACTGAGGCCAGGGTTGAGATTGGCAACGCCTCGACATGGGATGCGTGCACACACACAGAGATTTTGCCTGTCTCCGAAACAGATTGGTCCAGCACATCTATCAGCAATGTCGTTCTTGACTCTGCGGGTCTCGGGTCTTTGTCTGGCAACTACCTCTATGTCATTAAATCAGACGGCACGCCTTATAACCAAAATGGGGAGCCTCTGTAATGGCGATTAATTTAAACGGGGTGGACCAGTGGCTAAGGGAGTCTTTTTCCAAGAACTCGAACGCGGCACTAACCGTAGCAATAAAGTTTAAAACAGACACGCTGGCGGTTGACCAGACCCCTGTCGGCTTTTTCAACGACGACAGTGGAATCCAGAACGGCTTTTACCCGCAATACACAACCGAATCACCGGCTGGTGTTCGTGGGGTCATTCATGGGTCTACCTACAACCAGACCGGCAAAGTTGCGATCAGCGCCGACACATGGCACTCCGTAGTTCTTGTTAATGATGGGTCGAGCATAACGCTGTATTTAGATGATCAGCCTGCCGAAACTGTTTCCTACAGCATAAACACGAACACAAACGATGGAATGCTGATTGGCGCCCGCGTAAACAGCGGCAATGACGGTGTAATTGACAACTTTTTGAGCGGCAAGGCTGCATACTACAGGCGGTCGGGGTCGGCAATATCGGCTGTGGATGCTGCGGCATATAATTCCGCCACAAATGTTTCAGAAATCAATGCGGTCTTACCCGACGGCGCGGATCTGATAAGCAACTCAAATGAAACAGGGGCCGCCTCAGCCCTGACGGTTAACGGATCACCGACATACGATGCTGACGACCCTCTAAGTTCTGGGCCTTCAGTATCCTCTGCAGATGACATCACCAGCGAGGGCGATACAGCCGAGTTCACCCTGTCAGGCAACAGCGCGGCCCCGGTAAGCGCCACACTGAACGGCACAAGCGTCGGCACTCTAACGCTGGTCAGCGGATCAACCTACAGCTACACCGCTCCGCTGATTGCTGATGACGGCACTGCGGACCTGGTTGTATCTGTGGACAGCACGACAGCCAGCACAGTCATTAGCTACGCCAACAGCTACCCCTATGAGCTGGTCACGCACGGGGAGCCTGACGCGAACTCAGCATTCTTCGATACTGCATTCGCCACAGATGGCCCGGTAGAGTGGGGCGTTGTAACTGACTTTGATTCCGGCGTGGTCGTCGTCGATTGGGCCGCCATGGACGCGGCGGAAGACGAACTCAACGACATTGCACTCCACAGCACCGAAGTTGCTGCCGGAGAGTCCACAGCAACCCTGAAGTATTTTGTGCCAGAGTCGGGCGCCACCGGAACGTTTCAGGCGACGGCGACCGTTGATGGCACGGACGAAACCGCCCCCACCATCTCAAGCGCCTCTGTACCCACGGCGGGCAATAACATTGCCGTACAGATGTCCGAATCCATGCAGGTTGGCGCAGGCGGATCTGGCGGCTGGGCCATCAGCCTTGCAGGCGTCTCTGTCAGCTCTGCGTCGGTAGACGGCACAGACGACACGATTGTCAACCTGACGCCATCACGCACACTGACCGACGAAGACACGCTGACGATTGGCTACACGCAGCCCGGAGACGGCTTCCAGGATCAGGCGGCCACACCAAACGATCTGGCAACGCTCAGCGGGCAGGCGGTAACGAACAACAGCACCCAGCAGCCGCCCGATGTGACGGGGCCGGTTACCCAAAGCGTGGGGGTGCCAACTGCTGGCACTTACGCCATTGGCGATGACCTGAGCTTTACCGTCAACTGGGACGAAGCCGTTACGGTCACGGGCACTCCGGCGCTGAATCTTGATATCGGCGGAACGTCTCGCCAGGCCGACTACGTATCCGGTAGCGGCTCAAGCGCCCTGGTGTTCACCTACACAGTTCAGGCAGGCGACGAAGACGACAACGGCATTGCTGTATCCAGCCTCACACTGGAAGGCGGAACACTGCAGGATGCCTCAAGCAACAACGCCACACTGGCGCTGAACAGCGTTGGCGACACCTCTGGCGTCCTTGTGGATGGCGTAGCGCCTGTTATCTCCATCAACGCCCTGACGACCACAGACACCACTCCGGTGGTTACCGGCAGTTCAGGGGATGCCACAAGCCTCACCCTGGTAGTCAATAGCGTTACCTACAACCCAACCCCCTCCGGTGGCACATGGAGTCAGCAGCTTCCAGAACTGGCGCTCGATACCTACCCCATGACCCTGAACGGGCAGGATGCGGCGGGGAATGATGCGGTTGAGGCGAATGGTGTTCTGAATGTGGTGTCGGAAATCGCAACCCCTATCAATTCGCGCATCGGCTTCAAGCGATCCATGAGGCGCCCGGCCATGAGCAGCATTAAAGAGGCAATCAAGTCATGAGCGAAATGTCACTGATCAACCTGACGGCGAACGGCACCGAATCCCTGGGAAACTCGGCCACCGATGTGAACCTGCGCGGCGGTGCTGGTTCGCTGATGCTGATTGCAACCGGTGCGTTCGGTAGCGGAACCGTCACCGTCCAGAAATACAGCGCCGACCGTGACGCATTTGTGACCGTTGCCACGATTACCGAGGCAATGACTACGGCAGAGGAAATCAAGGTTGGGCGAGGCGACACGCAGATTGTTCTGGCCGGCGCAACGAGCCCGGATATCGATGTTGATTTTTGGTGGATGTAAGCAATGAAGTCGAGCGCCCAAAAGACTGAATCCAGAGGGAGGCCGACTCGTTACACCGCAGCAGTAGCCGAAAGGATATGCGACCGACTCGCAAATGGCGAAACCTTGCGGAGTGTTTGCCGGGATAAAGGGATGCCCCCTGAGAACACTGTAAGGCGGTGGGTGCTTGAAGACAGGAACGGGTTTTCGGCGCAATACGCGCGGGCTCGTGATCTTGGCCTGGACGCTATGGCCGACGAAATGATGGATGTGGCCGACAACGCTTCAAATGATTACATGGAGCGAGAAGATCCGGATAACCCTGGCTACCAGTTAAACGGCGAGCACGTTCAGCGCTCCCGCCTTCGAGTCGACACCCGCAAATGGTATCTATCCAAGCTCGCACCAAAGCGCTACGGAGATCGCCAACAACTGGAAGTCTCCGGGATTGATGGCGGACCCATCCAGACCGTCACAAAGAACATGACCCCACAGGAAGCTGCAGAAGCCTATGCCAGCACCCTCGAAAGCGACAAAGGATAGCTGGCCGCCTGACTACACCGCAGTATTCGCCGAGAGGCAAAAGCGGCTCCTGAACATCAGGTCTAAGCCGGTTCTGCTCTATGGCGCAAAGGAATACTACCGGACGCGCCCGGCTGAGTTCATAGAGCACTGGGTATCGACCTACGACCCGCGTAACAGCGGCGGCGAGTTGCCGGCCAAGATGCCGTTCATTCTGTTTGAGCGACAGGAAGACCTGGTGAACTTCCTGCTGGCCATGATGCGCGGCCAGGAAAACGGGCTCATTGAGAAGTCCCGCGATATGGGCGCCTCTTGGGTCTGCTGCGGGTTCTCGGTCTGGCTCTGGCTGTTCTGGCCAGGATCTGCGGTCGGCTGGGGCTCTCGCAAAGAGCAGTTGGTTGACCGCATCGGTGATCCAGATTCGATCTTTGAAAAGATGCGCCTGATTATTGGCGGCCTGCCTCGGGAGTTCTGGCCAGCCGGCCTGTCGCCCAAAGAGCACATGACGTACATGCGCTTCGTGAACCCGGAGAACGGCGCCACGATCACCGGCGAGGCCGGCGACAACATCGGCCGGGGCGGCCGAAAGCTCATCTACTTCAAGGACGAGGCGGCCCACTTTGAGCGGCCCGAGAAGATTGAGGCGGCCCTGGCGGACAACACCAACGTCCAGATTGACATATCCAGCGTCAACGGCACCGGCAACGTCTTCCATCGTCGGCGCGAGTCGGGCGAGGAATGGAATGGCGGCCCGGCCCACAAGGGCGTGACCAACGTTTTCATCATGGATTGGCGCGATCACCCGGCCAAGGATCAAGCCTGGCACGACGCCAGGCGCAAGAAGGCGGAAGCGGACGGCCTGCTCCACGTATTCGCGCAGGAAGTGGACCGGAACTACGCAGCCTCCGTTGAGGGCGTGATTATTCCGCCTGAATGGGTGTCCGCAGCCATAGACGCTCATATCAAGTTGGGCATCGACGATTCCGGTGGCTATTGCGGCGCCCTGGACGTAGCGGACGGAGGCGGCGACAAGAACGCCTACGCAGCCCGTAAGGGCGTCATCCTCACGGATGTGTCGGAGTGGGGTGAGCGTGATACCGGTCTTACAGCCCGCAGGGCCATAGACCACGCCAGCGGATGTGGTGACATCGAGGTTCAATACGACTGCATCGGTGTCGGCTCTGGTGTCAAGGCGGAAACCAACCGGCTCAACGATGAGGGGCTGATGCCGTCAGGCATCCGGTTTGTGCCCTGGGATGCCGGGGCGGCAGTGCTGGACCCCGACAAACACATTGATCCAGACGACCGCGACACCCCGATCAATAAAGACTTTTACGCCAACCTGAAAGCCCAGGGCTGGTGGCAGTTGCGCCGCCGCTTTGAGAAGACGTGGCGAGCGGTCACCGAGGGCGTCCGGTACAGCCATGACGAACTGATCAGCATACCGTCCGACCTGCCATTGCTTCGGACGATCCAGAAAGAGCTTTCACAACCCACTTCCGGAAAGAGCGCACGCATGAAACTGATCGTCAACAAGACGCCAGAAGGCACGCGGTCACCGAACGTCGCGGACGCGGTGATGATGTGCTATTGGCCGGTGCCGTCTGCGGGTTACGACATGATGGCGGTGTACTCATGAGCAACTGGTTTGCAGATGTCTCCCGAGGCCTGATTAACAAGCTGTCAGGGCTCGGCGGCGATAGCGACAAAGGCGCCCAGGGTTATTGGAGCTTTGAGCCGCTGAATCGTCAGCAGGTTGAGGCCGCCTACCGCTCCAACTGGATGTGCCGTAAGGCTGTAGATATTCCGGCCTTTGACATGATGCGCGAGGGCTGGGCCTGGCAGTGTGACAAGAAACAGATCGCAGCCATCGAGGCCGAGGAAAAGCGCCTGAAGGTTCTGAGTAACGTGTTCACGGCGCTCAAGCAGGCACGACTGTACGGCGGTGCCGCCATCATGGTCAGCGACGGCGGGGAAGACCACAGCCAGCCTCTGGAGCCTCGCAACATCGGCAGGGGCGGCATTGCCTTCCTGAAGGTCATGGATCGTTACCACCTGACCAGCGGCACCCTGGATTACGACCCCATGTCACCGACGTACATGGAGCCGACCTATTACGACCTGGTTGGCGCGGCGGGCGGCTCAGTCCGAATTCACCCCTCTCGGGTGATTCGTTTCATCGGCGCAGACCTGCCGACCGACTGGGAAGTCCTTGTTGATCGGTGGGGCGACAGCATTCTGGACGCCATAGAGATTGCCATTCGGGACGCCACTGCCGGCCAGCAGGGTATTGCCGCCCTGGTGCAAGAAGCCAAGATCGACGTTTACAAAATTGACGGCTTCATGGATGGCATGAAGTCAGAGGCATATAAGCAGGCGGTCTACGACAGGTTCTCACTTGTCCAGCGCACTAAGTCGATGGTTAATGCGGTGGTGCTGGACAAGAACGACGAATACCAGCAGAAGACCATCAACTTCTCGCAGCTCCCGGATGTCCAGCGCCTACAATTGCAGATCGTTTCTGGCGCCGCTGATATACCGGCCACTCGATTCCTGAGCCAGAGCCCGACCGGACTACAGTCAAGCGGTGACGGCGAACTCAAGAACTACTACGACCGCATTGGGGCAGAGCAGGAACTTACGCTGCGCGACCCACTGGAAAAGCTCCTGAATCTGGTTGTTCGGTCTGCCCTTGGTGAATACCCGGCTGACTGCTGGTTCAAATTCCGTCCGCTGTGGCAGATGAGCGAGAAAGAGCAAGCCGAAGTCTTTGAGAAGCGAGCCAATGCCGCTAGAACGCTGGCCGGCAATGGTGCGGGTGACGCCCCGATTATCCCGATAGAGGCGCTGTCTGACAGCCTGATTAACGCCCTTATCGAGTCTGGCGACTTGCCGGGGCTTGAGGCGGCCATTCTGGAATACGGGCAACTCCGCGAAGAAGACGACCCCGACCCCATCGAGGAATAAACCATGAAATTACTGGACAAGGTTTCCGTGGATGAGAACAGTGCGCGGCGAACCGGCGATGGGTATTTGGTTGCAAGTGCCCGCGTCAGTCGCGCCAACAACGTGCAGGTGTACCTGGGCGATGAAATGGGCCGATCCGATATGCCCTTCGTTCGCGTCTACCGCCCGGCGTCTGAAGTGTTCTCCCAGGACGCCATGAGTAGCGCCGCCCACAAGCCCATGACAAATGACCACCCGAGCGAGTCCGTGTCCGCAGAGACCTGGAAACGGGACGCCATCGGCCAAATGGGCGACGAGATCAGCAAAGACGGCGAGTTCGTCCGCGTCCCTCTGATCATGATGGATGCTGCCGCCATCAAGGACTACGAGTCCGGTAAGCGCGAACTGTCCCTCGGCTACACCGCAGACATCGACTGGACGGCCGGTGTGACCGACAGCGGCGAGCAGTACGACGCCATCCAGAAAAACATTCGAATCAATCACGTTGCCCTGGTCGATAAAGGCCGGGCCAATCAAGAATTCCGCATCGGCGACGGTGCGAATCACTGGGGCGCTCGCCCTACCACCCGCAAGGCAGACGAAAGGATTAATCAGATGACTGACAACCTTCGCACTGTGGTCGTGGACGGTCTATCGGTAAGCACCACCGATCAGGGCGCCCAGGCCATTGAGAAATTGCAGAACGACGTTAAGGACACTCAGGCCAAAATGGCCGACGCTGAGGCGAAATCCACCAAGGCAGTTGAAGCGAAAGACGCCGAGATTGCCAAAAAGCAGGCCGAAATCGACGACCTGAAAGGCAAGGTTCTGGATGACGCGGCGCTGGATAAGCGCGTACAGGATCGTTCTGAGCTGGTCACCAAGGCCAAATCCATTGCCAAGGACATGGAAACCACTGGCGTTAGCGATGCGGATATTCGCAAGGCCGCCGTTGTCGCCAAGTTGGGCGATGAGGCTGTGAAGGACAAGTCGCAGGCATACATCGATGCCCGCTTCGACATCCTGGTTGAGGATTCCGCCTCCAACCCCACCGACCCGCTGCGCACCATCACCAGCGTTAAACCCAATGACGGCGCGAGCGCGTGGAACGACTCCACGTTCAAGTCTGCCGGCGTCCAGATGAAAAAGGAGGCGTAAGCGATGGATATCCAAGTCAAGTCACAAGGCAATGCCAGCTTCATCGTCAGCGAGGCCAATGGCCACCGCTCACGCGAGGCCGTAACGGTTACCGTACCGGCGAACACCACCCTGGAGGCGGGCACCGTTCTTGGGAAGATCACGGCGAGCAGCAAGTACGTTCGTCACGCTGCCGGCGCTGCTGACGGCTCGCAGAACGAGGCGGGAGCACTGTACGAAACCCTGGTCAACGCCACCGCCTCTCCGGTTGATCACACAGTGACTGCCGTCCTGCGTGACGCAGAGGTCAATGGTGGCGATCTGACCTATGAGGTTGGCGCAGACGCCGCTCAAATCACCGCGTCGGACGCAGCCCTGGCTGCTCTCGGCATCATCGTCCGTCGATAAGGAGACCGGATCATGGCTTCAATGGATATTTTTAACAACTCAGCCTTCTCCATGACGTCTCTGTCTGGCGTGGCTAACAAGCTGGATTACCAGCCGCAACTGCTCGGCGAGCTCGGCATTTTCGAGCCCATGCCGGTGCGCACCCGAACCGTGTTTGTGGATCGCCGTGACGGCGCACTGACACTGGTTCCGACCAGCGCTACTGGTGAAGCTCCGTCTGAACTGAAAGGCGATGACCGTGACGCGGTTCCGTTGAAAACCACTCGCCTGGCCAAGGGCTTCACGCTCTATGCCGAGGAAGTGCAGGGCATTCGTGCCTTCGGTTCCGAGACTGAGCTTGAGCAGGTTCAGGGTGAATATCTCCGCCGACTGGCGCGAGTCCGTGGTGACATTGAGTTGACCCACGAACACCACCGCCTCGGCGCTTTGCAGGGCAAACTGCTGGATGCTGACGGCTCAAGTGTCATTTATGACTACTTCGACCGGTTCGATGTGGCCGAGGCGGCAGCTATTAACTTTGCGCTGACCACAGAAAGTACCGATGTTCGGGGTATCTGCAACCAGGTTATCCGCGCCATGGCGCGATCTTCTCGCGGTGCATTTACGCCAAACACTCAGGTACACGCCTTGGCGGGTGACACACTGTACGACCTGCTCATCAACCACAAACAAGTGCGCGACACGTATACGGGCTGGTCGGCTGCGGCTGATCTTCGCCAAGGAACCGCTTTCCAGGCGTTCACGTATGGCGGGATCACTTGGCACAACTACCGTGGCACAGATGACGGCTCGACTGTTGGTGTGGCAGCCAACGAGGCGAAGTTCTTCCCGGTCAATGCGCCTGGCGTGTTCAAGAAGGCGATGGCGCCGGCTGAGTTCGGCCCCTACGTGAACACTCTGGGCATGGACACCTACGCCATGAACATCCCGGATCGTGATCGTCAGGCCTTCACTCGCGGCGAGATCTACAGCTATCCGCTGTACCTGTGCCAGCGTCCGGAAGTTCTCCGGAAGGGCGTTTCCTCGTAATCAATAGGGGCTTCGGCCCCTCCATTTTAGGAGGTAGCAATGCCGACCTACAAAGTTGAAAACGGCTCAGGGCGCGACAAGGCCATCAAGGTCTACGGCGGCAGCGAAGTGGTGAAGCGCGGCAAGACTGCAACGCTGGAAAACGCCACGGAACTGACCAAGGACCAGATCGCCGATTTCGCCGCACAGGGCGTGAAAATCACTGACGCAGGCAAGGCCAAGGCGACCAGCAAACCCGCCAAAGCCGAGCCGAAGGAGTAAGCCATGCCAGGTTACGGAACCGATCAAGGGTTTGAGGATTACGCAGCCGCCAACGGGTACACCGTGCCTGCTGGCACTGTTGCGGCCGCTCGCCTGCGCGGCTCCGTATACCTGGATGGTCACTATTACCGCCGCTGGCCGGGACAACCGACCGGTGGCATTGATCAGGAGCGCTCATGGCCCCGCAAGGATGCCGTGGACCGTTACGGCAACGCCATTCCTGATAGCACAATTCCCCAGCGTGTAATTGACGCCTCCTATGAGGCGGCGCTGCTGGAACTCAAGACGCCGGGATTTTTCTCCAAGACGTTCACCGAGTCCGAGAGAAAGGTATTAACCCAGGTGCAGAACATTCGGTGGACGGTGACCGGTGAGAGCAAGGGCGACCGCGCCAACTCCCCGGTATCGACCACCATTGATAACATTCTAGCCCCGATCCTGGTGCCGAATGATTTGCCTGCCGCGTTGATAGTGTCATGAGCGATCACAGCAGAATTTTCAGGGATGGACCTGGCAAGGCAAAACCTTTGCCATCACCAGAAACCCTTCGTCAATTGTTGCGGTATGAGCCGACTACTGGACGACTATATTGGCTGGAGCGATCGAAAGAATGGTTTGTGGATGGTAAGGGTCGGTACACCTCAGAGCGCAATTGCAAATGTTGGAACACTGCGCACGCTGGAAAAGAGGCAATAAGTTCGATTGATCCGGGCCTTGGTTATAGGAAAGGGTCGGTTCTAATGAAAAATCTTTATGCGCACCGCGTTATATGGGCCATGCAGACGGGATCGTGGCCAGATAGCGACATAGATCATATTAACGGTGATCGGGCTGACAATCGTTGGAGCAACCTTCGGTCAGTCTCTCGGAGCGTGAATGCTAAGAACGCCTGTCTCAGGTCAAACAATACCAGCGGACAAATGGGAGTTTTCTGGGCAAAGCAGATTGGCCGGTGGCGAGCCGTGATATGGGTTGACGGGAAAAGAATTAGTCTTGGATGCTTTATCGGTTTCGAAGACGCAAAAGCCGCGCGCAAAGATGCAGAAATCAAGCATGGCTTTCACAATAATCACGGCAGGGCTGCTTAATGGAAGATTGGGCAAGCGTAGCCGCTGAGGTGGCTGAGGCGATCCGGTCAGTCGGCGAGACCGATGATGGCTATCCGGCTGCCATCAGGCGCGAAATTGTAACCGGTGGCACATCGTTTGATCCGGTTACTACCCCCACCTATACCACCGTCCACGTTATCGAGAGCAACGAGCGCGTAAGGTCTGCTGACGGCAGTTACGTGGATATGAGTCGCAGAACGTTGACCGTTACCGCCGTGCCAGGCTTTGAGCCGCAGAAGTCGGACACCGTAGCCGTCGGCATCACGGAGACAGAAGCTACCGAGTCCAGCGACTGGCGAACCATAACCGAAGTCCGCCCCTTGTCTCCGGCTGGCACTGCGCTGCTTTATGAACTGGATCTGATGGCGTAATGGATGACTTCGGCAAGGCATCAAGATTTCAAGAGTCAGCTATGGCAGAGGAAGGCGCAATCATAGAAGTTATTGATCTGGAGCCTGTCAAGATCCTGATTCAAACAATGATCGCGGAATTCGACAGTCTGCCACCAGGGGTTCAGCTAAAGCTTTATGCCCTGGCGGCAGACGAGGATATCGAACTTTCTGAAGTGGCAAATACAAACAGCGCACAAACACAGAGGAATTGAACATGGCCGCAATTACAGCAACCGACATGAAAGGCTTCGGTGATCGCGCAGTCACAGTTACAACCCTGACCGGCACGGACAGCTTTGCTTATGACGCCAGCAAAAAGCCCGTGCTGGTTCTGAACAACGTTACAGCGGGGGCTCTGACTGTAACCATTGACGGCGACGAGGCGGGCAGCGTCACAGTGCCGGGCGCCGGGTCGTTTGATATCAGCTCCGGCTTCTCCACGGCAGAAATAGCAGCCGGAGACGTTTCCGCAATCTCTCTTGCCAGCATAGGCGCATACCTAGCCGGCACCATTGCTGTCACTGGCGGCACTGGTATTGAGGCCTCTTTGCTGGAGTTTTGATCGCTTTAGCGGGGCGCCATGAACCTTCTTGAGATATCAGCCAACCAAGAACAGCGAGTTCTACGGGCTTTCCAAGGCGTTATCCGCTCTATCAGGGATCAGGCCTCAATCAAGGAAATCACGAGACTGCTTGTTGTCGGTGACATAGACAGCATTGTCCGGCTGTTGCAGCTGGACGAAGCGACCTTCGAGCCTTTTGAAGAATCTATCCGCCAGACATACAGGAGAGGCGGCCTGACCGGGGCGGAGCAGATTGGCCAGGTGCCAGTATCAGCCGGGACGATCCAGGCGCGATTTAGCCTCTCTCTGCCGTCCGCCTCTCAGTGGCTGTCTGATCTATCCAGCAACCTCATAACAGAGGTCTTCGACGAGCAAAGGCGGATGGTCAGGGAGCGACTGCTGGAGGGGCTGTCCTCTGGCGCCAACCCCCGAGAGTCGGCCCTTGATCTTGTTGGAAGGCTTAACCGGGTAACCGGCAAAAGAGAGGGCGGCTTTATAGGCATGACCTCTCGTCAGGCTCAGTGGGTAACTAGCGCAAGAGGCGAACTGGAGTCCCTTAATAGCGATTACTTCTCCCGCAAACTCAGAGACAAGCGGTTTGACTCATCTGTCAGGAAGGCGATCAAGAACGAAACGCCGCTACCACGCGACCAGATCAACAGAATGATCGTCGCCATGCAGAACCGAACAGTTGCATATCGGGGGCGAAACATCAGCAGGACAGAGACCCTGAATGCGCTCAGGGCTGGCCAGTTTGAGGCTATCCGGCAGGCGGCGCAGAGAAGCGATATTGACCTCAATGAGGTGACCAAAGGATGGGATGCGACGGGCGATGGTCGAACCCGCCTAGACCATCTAATGATGGAGCAGACCTACCTGCAGGAGCCTATACCGTTCAACGAGGCATTTATCGCCCCCGACGGCTCAGCCATGCGGTATCCGGGGGACAGCAGCTTGGGAGCATCGGCAAGCCAGGTCGTAAATTGCCGTTGCCGGGCCTATTACCGCATTGATTTCATAGCTCGCCAGTTGCGCATAGAGGGGTTTGGATAATGGCAAAGCCATTCGCGGAGCAGGTGGGAAAGTTCGTTTCTCAGAGTCAGGGGCGAATGGAGGCGGTCTTCAGGCAATCCCTTCAGGACGTAATAGAGGACGCTCAACAGAGAGTTAATGTGGATACGGGGTTTTTGCGATCCACTGGTGACGCTGCGCTAAACAGGCTCCCATCTGGGGAAACAGAGCCCACTGGAGGTGATGCGTCATTTGTCTGGAGCGCTGACGCCGCCCTGGTTGTGATAGCTCAAGCCCAGCTTGGCGACACTGTATTTTTTGGATGGTCGGCGAGTTACGCGCCTATGGTCGAGGATAGGTTCGGCTTCATGCGCCTGGCGGCCCAGAACTGGCAACAGATTGTCCGCAAGAATGCCGAACGACTTGAGCGGAGAGCGAAGACATGACGGCAAACTCTGCCATTGAAACGGCACTTAACCAGATACTTGAGGCTGCCGCGCTTGGCTACCCGGTTGCATGGCCGGGAATTGATTTTACTCCGCCCGCTAACGGCGAATGGCTGGAGGTCATATATCTTCCCAATCAAGGCGTCGATGACAGGCTCGCAGATGACGGCTACGTCAGCCCCCAGGGGATATATCAGGTGACTGTAGCCAGTCGTCCACAATCAGAGATAAAGCTGCGCGAAGCAGCCGAAGCGGTGCAAGCGGTTTTCCCCAAAGGCACCAGGATTTCCGGCAACATCCGTGTCGGCAGTCACCCCTACACAAGTTCCGCGCGCATTGAAGACGACCGCATGCGCCTCCCTGTAACAGTCGAATACTCCGAGTAACACCCCACAGAGTTTCACGCAAACCGCACATGAGGAATTGAACATGGCACAGGCACTCACCCAAAAAGGCGCCAAGTTTTACATTGCTGTAGATGGATCTGGTGATCCTCTGCCGCAGAACGATAACCTCAACCTTGCTGCTTTTGATGGGCTTACTTGGCTGCAAGTTGTAGGTGTCGGTAATTTCGGCGAAACAGGTGTAACACAAAACCTTCCAACTTATGACGAGTTGGCGACAGAAGTAACCCAGAAGGGCAAGGGCATCGCAAATGCGGGTGATCCCGTAGTTGAGTGTCGCCGGATTGGTTCTGACCCCGGCCAGATCGCTATGCGAGCATCTGCATTGGTCGCCAACCAGAACAACTATGCATTCAAATATGAACTGTCCGACAAGCCAAACGGCGGAACGAACGGCACCGTCCGCTATAACCGTGGCGTAGTCACTGGCCCGACTCACCCCAACGGCGGCAACGAGGATTTTGACCTGGAAAACTACAGTCTAGGCCTGAACCAAGAGCAGATCGTGAAAGAGGCTGCGTAATGGATTTGTCTCAGATCAAGCCAATCGAGAAGCACTACAACGTTCAGAACCCGGCTGACGGAAAGCCGACCGGCATGATTCTCACGCTCGCCTGTAGCCATGACGACCGGGTCATGAAAGCTCAGCGAGCGGCGAACGACATGATTATTGAAAAAGGCAAGGATGCCACCGATAAGGACGCCGAGGACTACGATATAGCGCGATGGTCCTCTCACATTGTGAATGTCGAGTTCGAGGGCGATGCGAACTGGCGGGGCGAGAAACCGAAGTATAGCGAAGATCTCGCCAAAGACATCTGCTCGGTCATTGCGCTGAGGGAGCAAGTGGCTTTTGAGGTCCGCCGCACCAAGGATTTTTATCAAGCCTGAGCCGTGAGTTGTGCGAAGCCTTAGCAAATGAGGCTCGGTACGACACGCCGGACCAGAATGGCGAGACTCGGCGAGATCGGAATGAGCGATTCATGGTCGAGTCGCCACGGGTCAGGCCACCCAAGCAGGGCCGCTATCTCTGGGAGTGGTATGCCGATGCTGCCGCTACAAGACGCAGCGATTCCGGCATGCCTCAACTTCTAACGCCGCTTGAATGGCAGTCATGGGCGGAGATTAACGGCGAACTGGTCCGTAGAGAAGAGTTCGCCGTGCTCATGAAGATGGACCGCGCCTTTGTGTTCTCCCTCCAGAAAGAAATCAGCGACCAGCGCCAGCGCCAGTCGGACACCCAGAAACCACGCCAGAGGTAAGCTATGGCCACCGATGTAGCGAGACTTGCGCTCCAGATCGATGTCAACGGTGCGCAGCGGGCACGTCAGGCTTTGCGTGGGTTGCAGGATGGGTCTATAAAAGCGACCCGCGCAAGCGATCAACTGGTGGCATCAACTGCCAGGCTATCAAACACTGCTCGCGGGTCTGGCGGCAGTTTCAGGCTCATGAAAGGCTCTATACAGCAAGTTGGCTTTCAGGTTGGCGACTTTGCAACACAGGTTAGCGCTGGTCAGTCTGCAATTGTTGCCTTCGGGCAGCAGGCCAGTCAGCTTGCCGGGATAATGGGGCCTGGAGGCGCTGTTCTTGGCGCCGTTATTGCCATCGGTGCTGGTATTGCTGGCGCGTTTGTGAGGGGCATGGGAGAGGGTGAAGAGGCCACCAAGAGCCTCCGGGAGCAGATTGACGAGCTCAATTTAAGCTTCAACGACCTCACCAAAAATCAACGAGAAGCGCTGGAGCTTGAGAGGGCTAGAGGGCAGCAGCAGGCAAACAAAAGAATTGCCGAGCAGCGGGAAGAGCTTGAAAAGCTCCGGGAAACCGAGAGCAACTTGCTTAGGCTGCAGTCTATGGCGGCCAATGATCCGGGGCTTGCGGACGTCTTCAATGCTGACGACCTCAGGGAAACGCAAGATGAAATAACCGAGCTTGCCGGCAAAATTGATACAGCAGAAAAACGTGCTGAGCATTCCAGAAAAGCATTCGACGAGATGCTTAGCGGCATCGGAGCTGACGACGCGAATGAAGAAATTGAGTCTCTTACGAAGTCGCTCCAGTTCCAAATAGAGACGTTTGGGGCCAGCGAGAGGGTTATCCAGCTTGCCAAAATTGCGCAGCTTGAGAAAAACGGAGCTGATTCAGAAGCCGTCAGAATTTCCAGAAATCTGACCAACGCCTACTACGACAAGTTGGACGCCTACAGCCAAGAAGCAGAACGGCTGAAGCTGTTGCGCGAGCAATACAAGATCACTGCCTCCGAGGACCCTTTGTTGCAGCGCGTAAGCGCTCAGGATCGAGGCGGAGAGATTATTCAGAGCATCCGCGCTAGGGCGCAAGCGGTCCGGGATGGCCTGGATCAAGAGTTCGCTATCAGGCAGGCTCACAATGAGCGCGTGATGGCGCTGAATGATGCGCTGAGGCTGGGCGTTATTGATAGCGTAGAGGAGCGGAACCGGCTTGAGGTGGAGTCGGCCCGCCGAAGAAACGAAGAGCTCTTGCAACTTGAGTCCCAGAAAAACCGAGTCTTCACATCGGGTCAGGAGAAATCCCTGCAGCTGACAGGACAATTCTTCGGAAACCTGGCTAGCATTGCTGAAAAGGGCGGCGAAGAGTCGTTCCAGCGATACAAGAATCTTGCGTCATCTCAGGCCGCAATCGCTGCCGCGCTGTCCATCGCTTCAGTGCTCGGAGACCCGACGATCCCGCCTTTAGCGAGAGTTCCGTTAGCGCTATCGCTTGGCGCTCTGGCCGGCGTTCAGGTGGCCGAGATACAGTCCCAGGAGTACCAGGGTTCTTATCTTGGGGGCGGGTATACCGGTGGCGGTTCTCGCACAGGCGGTCTCGACGGACAGGGTGGATTCCCCGCGATCCTGCACCCCAATGAAACGGTAATAGATCACACCAAAGGCCAGTCGATGGGCGGCATGAGCGTAAGCTTCCAAGTCATCGATCAAAGCACCGGCAACCACGACTATCAGACCGAAGAAACCACGGATCAGGACGGCCAGCGCCGCCTGCGCGTCATCATCCGCGACACCGTGAACAACAACATTGCCCGGGGCGAGCATGACCGCGCCATGGGCAGCCGGTTCGATCTCAAGAGCAAAGGGAGGCGTGTCTGATGGCGATATGGCCGGCGTCCTTGCCGCAACTCCCGAACCGGGAAAACTTCAGCGACGTTCCGCAGGATACGACTATCCGCTCCCCCATGGATGGATCGACAAAGCAGCGCCCCCGGTTTACAGCGCAGCCGCACGATGTCACCGAGCAGTACACCATTACCAAGGCGCAAGTTGACACGTTCCTGGTGTTTCACGAGAGCAATCTGACCAACGGCGCCCTGCAGTTCACAAAGCCTGACTTTCTGTACGGCGGCACGTCTGAATACATCATGGTCGCGCCATACGAGCTAACCCCTGAGAGCCCGGACATCTATCGCCTGAGACTGACGATGGAGAAGCTGCCGTAATGCCGTACTCCGACCAGTTCCTGCGTGACATCTACGCTCAGACCACCAGCGCCGCTGTTATCGCCATCATCGAGGCGGATTTCGATGGCACCAAGTATTACTACGTCGATAACACGCAATCCATCGACAGTAATGTGTCTGGCTCAACGCAGACCTATCAGCCGGGCCGATTCAGTCTGGAATTGCCCGAGGACACGGCAGACGGAACGCCCCGGGCCACGATTGATTTTGAGGCGGCTGACATCCAGCTGATTCGCCGGCTCCGGTCGGTGAACTCCCGCGTGGTCATCAACCTCTGGTTAGTGGTGGCCTCAGCTCCCAATGTGGCCGAGTTCGGACCCGCCCAGTTTGAGTCCGTGGATTTCACGATCAGCGGAACGACCGTAAGCCTGTCCCTGGAAGTGGAGCCCATCCTTGATGTGCAACTGCCCGCCGACCGCTACACCCCACAAAACACCCCTGGACTCTGGGAAGGCAATGATTAAGCAGATCATGCGTGTGCCGTACCTGCCAGGCGGTCGAGACTGGAGCGGGGCGGACTGCTGGGGCCTTGTCCTGTTATGCCTGAAGCACGTCATGGGCGTTAAGGCGAGCAGTCACGATGGCCTGTATTACGCCCCTGGTCAAAGTCCAGAGAGTGCCCAGAAAGGCATTCAGGATGCGCTCTCGCATGAGCCTGAGTTTGTAGAGGTTCAGCAGCCTCGGCGCGGCGACTTCGTTCTGATGTCGCTACTAAACCACCCCGTTCATATCGGTTTTATGCTCGGCCCTTCCTCCATGCTGCACACGCAGATGGGTGTCGGCCCCGCCATTGTTGACCTGGGCAGCCCCAAGTGGGCGCGTCGTGTCAGAGGCTATTACCGCCACAAGGATCTATTGAATGGCCGTTAACGTTGTTGTCTCAAAGGCGCCCGTTGCCCGCCCGATCATTGAATCCCGGAAGCCCGGCGAGACGCTTTCGGATGTTCTTGAAGCGTATTCCGGCCTGGCAGCATCGCACTGCCGTATTCAGGTCAACGGGGAGGTTGTCTCTGACTGGCAGCGAGCAACCGCAGACGGCGATAACGTCATCATCACCCAGATTCCCACCGGCCTCGACCCCATTACATGGATCGCCATTGCCTCCCTGGCGCTGTCTGTCGCCTCCTATTTCCTGTTCAAGCCGGACGAGCCGGAAGTGCCGGAGAACGAGAAGGCCAGGCGCGTCAAGGGCGACAGGAACCAGAACAAGGCCTACGAACCGATTCCTTTTGTTCTGGGTCGCCGCAAGCTGACCCCGGCCTACATGGCTAACCCCTATTACGAGTACGTCGGTCGCGACCAGTATTACCGGATGCTGCTAGACTGCGGTTACGGCCCGCTGAACATCACGGACCTGCGCATTGGCGAGGTACCAATCACCAGTTTCACGGACGTTCAGTACGCAATCCTGGACTGGTACAACACCACTGATATAGAGCCGCTGCGGGATATCTGGGCGCGGGATGTGACCCAGAATGTGGTCAACGAGGAATTGCCCCGGGAAGACGATTTCCGGAACAGCTTTATCCCGGTTGGCCGGGGACTCACTCGCGTCACGGTTGCCTATCCGAACGGCCTTTACTGGATCAAGGGTAGCGGGAGCAAGGACGAACTCAACGGCTCCGTGCAGGTCGAATACCAGGGCTCTGATGACGAGTGGTACACGCCGGTTTATTACAACCAAACCGTTCCAGAAGGCATTGTGCCTTATGCGCTTTTCAAGGAAGGAGGGGTGCTGAAGCGCGGCGGCGGAATTGGTGCGGCGAATTGGGGCAAAGGCGCTATCAACCTAACTCAGGCGGATACGGTGCCCGCTTCGTACATCGTTTACGACGACAACAACGGCTACGCGGTGATCAAGGCGCCGGCCTCGTATTACGTCTGTAATATCCGCTCATGGGCCAAGACGACCAAGTTTTTTACCCGTTCCATCCAGTTTGACCAGTCGCTGGCCGGCAGCCCGGACACCGAGAACAGCGTACCGCTCCGCGCCCGCAACCTATCCCCGGGCGACAGCAGTAGCAAACCGTGGACCGATACTGTCACCCTGGTTGACGTGTCCCGCGATGCTGTTCTGAGTGATACTCGCTTCGAGGAATTGATCGGCAGTCCCTCCGGCGCCAAGCGTCGGGCCGTGATCGCGCTAAGGATCAAGGCCACGGATCAGGTAAGCGGTACGCTCGATAGCGTGAACTGCACGGCTGAATCCGTGGTGCCGGCCGCATGGTCAAATGACTGGCGAGACTGGTTCGGGCAGACTCTTACGCCTACCCGTAACCCGGCAGACCTTTACCGTTGGGTCCTACAAGGCCCGTTCAATAACGCCAAGGTCGGCAACGCCCGCATCAACCTGACGGCACTGAATACCTGGAAAGCCGATTGTGTGACCGAGGGCTGGGAAGCGTCGGACCTGGTCAACTACGAAACGACACTCAAGCAGTGCCTGAACAATGTGGCCAAGACTGGCCGGGCTGAGTTCACGTTGCGCGATGGCCGATTCTCGGTCGCCCAGATGAAGGAGCAGGATGGCCCGGTCCAGATTTTCACCCCCAAGAATTCCAGCGGCTTCCAGTCCAAGCGCGATTTTCCGCCGCCATCCGACGGTATCAAGGTTGAATTCCAGAACGAGGATGAGGACTTCGAGCTTGACGAGTGGACGTTCTTCGACCCCGAGATTGACCCCGGCGAACGGGTAGGGCAGACCGACAGCCTTGAGCTTTGGGGCGTCACCAAGCCCGAACTGGCACAGCGGCACGCCCGCTTTGCTTACCTCGAAAAGCGCCTGCGTCGCGAAACCTACGAGCTCACCACGGATATTGAGAATCTGGCGTGTGCCCGGGGCGATGAGGTCTGGATTCAGAACGACATCATTGATGTCGGCCTGGGATCAGGTCGTATCAAATCGGTCGGGACCGGCGAATTCTCAATTGACGAAACCATCGGGCTGGTCGCGGGCAACGATTACGGCGTTATCGTGCGCAACGTGGACAGCGGCACCCAGTTCCGGCAGATTTCGGCCACCTACGACGGCGGCGGTCAGTGGTCTACGGCAGACAGCATTGAATTTGAGGTAGGCGACCTGGCCAGCTATGGCGTGGCCGGCGAAGAAGTCCTTGAGTGCATCGTGACCAATGTGAAGCCTCAGCAGGACGTTGGCGCGGTCATTACGCTCGTCAATGCTGCCAACGAGATCTACACCACCGACGGCGAGGCGCTGCCGGTTTATGACACCAACCTGACGCCGCGCCCGGAGAATCAGCCTCCCGCCGTGCCAACCGTTAAAGTCGGTCTGGGCTCCACCAAGTACGGCGAGCCCACCGCCATTGTCACGGTCACCAGTGACGAGCGGATTGCTGATAAGGCAACACGTTACCGCCTGCAATACCGGATTGTGACCGAGATTCAGGAGGACATTGATACCGGTGAGATCGTGCCCGAGGAAGACCGGGCGCAGATGGTTGAGGATGCAGTGTGGATCGATGCGCCAGACGTGGATGCGCGAGTTGGGTCTACCGAGGTTCCGATACCCCTGAATACCGGCAACGTGCTCTACTTCCGGGCCAAGGCGGCCGGCAGCGGCAATCTCATGTCCGCGTGGTCGGATGAGGTTGAGCTGGTCGTCAGCGAGCAGCCCGCCCCGGACGTTGATGGGTTCACCGTCACCGAGCAGATCAACACGCCGAAGACCCCGGACGGCATGTTCTCAACACTTGTCATCACCGTGGACGAGCCGGCGCCAGATCCTTACCTGTATGCTATCGCCGAATACCGCCTACCCGGCCAGGACGAGTGGCAGTTTATCAGCCGTATTGGCTGGCAGTTCGCCAGCGAGGCCGAGGTTCAAGTTCTGGCCAACGGCACCCAATATCAGATTCGTGTGCGCAGCGTATCCGTGTGGGGCGTTGAGAACTTCTATGGTGTGACCCAGCTTTTCACCACCACGAACGTCCTGGACCCAGAATACACCGACGAGAACCCGTATGACGTTCTGCCGGTTCCGAATGTGTCGGGCCTTGAGCTGTTCGAGCAGGGCAACGACGCCGAATTCACCGGCAAGGACGCGAAGTTCGCCTGGCGCCGGTCGTCGGTGGGCGATTACGTCGAGATGGGCTATGAGGGCTTGCGCGGTGCCGGTGCATCACGGCTGGATCAATACTTCCGTGACTACCAGGTGGAGATCTGGGCGGACAACAAGATCGTTCGCACTGAATTCCCGGTTGACCCGGTCTACATCTACTCGCACGAGAAGAATGCTGAGGATTATAAGCGTGAAAACGGCGTCGAGGGCGCGTGGCGTGACTTTGAGTGCCGCGTGTACGAGCGTGGCCGCAACAACCAGATCAGCCAGCGCCCTGCCAAGCTGTCCGTCAGTAACACCGCGCCCGCCGCCCTGTCCGCACTGTCAGTGGTGCCGGGATTCAGCGTCATCGAAATCAGCTACCTGCGCCCAACAGATCTGGATTTTGCCGGCGTTGATATCTGGATCAGCGAGACGCAGGGCTTTGACCCGGATGCGACAGAGCCGACCGCCACGGTATCAGATAACAGCTACGTGGCGAGCGTGGAGAGCGGCACGACTTACTATGTGCGTCTTCGCCCCTTTGACTTTTTCGGGCGCACAGGCACAAACACCAGCGCCGAGTTCGAGGTCATCACGAAAACCGGCCAGGATCTGGATGGCCTCTCGGGCTGGGCGTATGAGATTGACCCGGTGGACGAGGCGTTCATTGAGGATAATCTGGCGGCCGATGCCGTACCGTCAACCAAAATCAAGAACCTCACCGCTGCCAAAATCACCACCGGCACGCTGCTGGCCACTGAGACCATCACCAGCGAAGGCGTGATACGGGCGGTTGACGACATCAACGCGCCTACGGTGCAGACTGGCATTGGCCCGGCAGAGATTGGCGGTACCACGTATCTAATGTGGTCCTACAACGGCACCGATGTGACGTTTGGCGTCGATGAGCTCGGCAACGTCACCGTCACCGGCGCGATCACTATTGCCTCCGGCAGTAGCGGGATCTCAAACCTATCTGATGCTGGCAGCCTTGCAACGAAGAACCAGGCTGACAGTGGCGACGTGGCGTTCAACTACGCCGGAAGCTCCACCAAGGGCGGCAATGCATCCGATACAGATAACGTTAACGGCCAAGCGTCTGCGACTGTAAAAGATAACGCCAATGCCGGCGCAACATTCACGTCTGGGGACGCAGGCGGATTGGCCTACGAAAACTCCGCAGACTGGTCTACTCAAGTATCTGGCGCTGGCAAGCCTGAAGACAATGCAACCTTCGGAGCTGACTGGGAAAGCACCCTATCGAGTATCCCGGACAGGGTGAGCGACACGGCCACTGTCGGCCTAAACATCACCGACACGTTCCTCGGCTACTACGACGGCACCGCCTTCAAGAGCTATATCCAGAGCGACGGCAGTTTCCATTTCGGTAGCGATTCCGACAACTTTATTGACTACAACGGCACCAACCTCGTCATCGAAACCGATAACTTCTCCGTTGATGCCTCTGGCAATGCCGTCTTCAGTGGCGAACTTCAGGCCGCAACGGGCGTGTTTGGAGATGAAGGCACTGGCGAATACATCAAATACGAAGGCGGCGTGTTTGAGGT